GTCACGCCTTTTCTGAAGATCAAACTTCTAGGGTGCCCCCCGGGGGTACCCTATGGTCAACGATCATGCATGATCCACTAGTGATCCACATCTGATCCACTTCATACTTAAAGATCATGGTGCACGTCACCCGTTTGGGGGTATGCCTAGGGGGGCACACTCCCCTATTCTATCAGTACAACAGAAAAGCAAGAGCAAGCCCCAGGACCCGCGCACGCGGGGGGCAGCCAGGCACCACCCGCGCATGCGGGCAGGCCACCCGCCTCCCAGAAGTGACCAGCGTCAGTCCAGCCCCCATAACGCGACCGTCAGCTAGTGACGGACCGGCTTTCGCAAGAGCTGAGATTCATTTCGACCCCATGCGATCGCGGCACACCCTGAAGCGTCACAGCGCGGGTTAAAGATCCAAAGCTTAGATGCAACATCCCTGCATTAAGGGATCGTGATCCACCCAGGTTAGTGGATCATGGGCATGAGTTGACCAAGAAGTGGGGTCAAGATCATCGGTTCGAATCCGATCATGTCCACTCACCCAAGATCCAACTCACTCGGCGGGAGTGATCATGAACAACACACTGAAGACGATCAAGGTTATCTGCAAGATCATGATCGCCGTGCTGCGGCTGATCGTGCTCGTCATCGTGATCACGCTGTGGATCACCAACCTGCTGCCTAAGGGCAAGGGCCGGAGCCAATGCAAGATCGCTCGCGCTCTGCGTGCCTGGGCACTCCACCAGGTCAAGCGCACGCTGCCCCGTTCCGTCGCGCACTACGTCCACTGATCATCAGGAGATCATCATGACCGCAACGATCGAGATCCGGAACATGGACAGCGCGTCCGTTACGTGGACGCTGCGACTTCGCGATCAGATCATGGAACTGGTTGATCATCGCGACCTGCTCCCCGACGCGTGGGATGCAGCCAAGATCCTGAACGACAAGGCGATCAGCGCGCTGGTCGTGCGCCGGTACGACTTCGCAGAGCAGCTCTGCGAGTGGGCGCAGGAAGAGATCGACAAGGTCGCGAAGATCGCGGACGAGGTCGACCCGCTGGACTTCGACGATCTTCACTACTGAGCCGAAACGCTGGCCTGGCCAGCGTCCACCGGAGTTGATCTACCGGTGCTGATGAGGCAGATCCACAGCCACTGAGGGAATGATCATCCAACGTCATCATCGGAGGGACCGATCATGAACGCTGCTGCTCACTACGGCCCGGTGCAGAGCACGCCGCCCGTCGGCACGCTGGCCTACTACCACGGCACGAAGATCGACTACCACGGTGTGTGGGAGGTCGTCGGGACGCGCGCCGGTCGCACGGTGCTCGAACGTACGCGGCTGGACGGTCGCGAGATGTTGACCATCTCCGAGGGCAACCGGACGATCACCGTCCTGGCGGTCGAGGAAGAGGCCGAGCGGATGATCCACAACGTGGAGTCATTCCTCGGCGCATGAGCCGAAACGCCCTGATCAGGGGCGTCCACCGGAGTTGATCTACCGGTGCTGATGAGGCAGATCCACAGCCACTGAGGGAATGATCACCAAACCTAGATCACCGGAGGGACCGATGATCCCGACCACGGCCGACAACACCACACATGATCGCTACGTCGCGAACATCCTGGCGACCTGGCAACGTGCCACGGCCGGGCAGATGGCCGATGGTCGATCTTGGTACCGACACGCAAATGATCTTGCGGACATCATGTCCGACGGCAACGTGCGGGCCGGTGCAGGCGTGATCGCTGCTCTCTCGGCGAACAAGGCCTGGGAGATCAACATCCGCATCGCGGGCGAGGCGTTCGCGACCGGCACGCTCCGCGGCCACGTGCGCGACGCGCTGGCCAAGGCAGAGCGGATCATGATGGGTCAAAATCCACTCGTCGTGCTCCCGATCGACAGCAAGACCCACAATTTCTACCGGTGCATCGTCGATCCCGACGACCCGGACCCGGTCGTGATCGACCGCCACGCGCACGACGTCGCTGTGGGCCGCCGGTATGGGAACGAGGACCGCGGGCTGTCCAACAAGCGCCGTTACGCCACTCTCGCCCACGCGTACCGCGAGGCTGCCCGTCGGCTCGGCGAGCTGCCCAGCACCGTGCAGGCCGTCACGTGGGTGGCATGGCGGGAGGGAGCCAAGTGATCGCCAGCGATGACCCCGGGTGGGTCTGGTGCCGCGAGTGCCACCAGTTGGTGCCGCTGGACACACGGGGCAACCCGTGGTGCGGGCACAAGCACTGAGATGAGCCGAAACGCCCTGGTGAGAGGCAGGGCGTCCGACCGGGACCGATCGCCCGGCGCTGATGAGGCAGATCAATCGGAGGGACCGATCATGAACGAAGAGTTCGTCGCCGCGCTCACTGACGAGACGATCGACGCCGCGAGCGGTGCCGATCTTCGCAAGATGGCCACCGACGCTGGCCTGTCGCGGCACGACACGCACGAGAGCGTGCTCAGCGTCAACCTGCGGGCGGAGGTGATCAGCACCCCCGGCGCGCTGGCCGCCGTCGGCCAGGTCATCGAGGTGCTCGCCGCCGCGTACAAGGGCGCGGGATGTGACCCGGTGATCGACACCAGCTACGGCAGCTCGGCTGAGATCCGCGTCTGGCAGGACGACAGCGGGGTCCGCCGGTCGCTCAAGTGGGCGCGGGAGCGCTCGATCAAGAACTGAGCCGAAACGCCCGGCAACGGGCGTCTGACCGGGAATGATCCCCCGGCGCTGATGAGGCAGATCACGGAGGGAATCGATCATGTACACGACCGTGACCGTCGAAATGGTCCGCAGGGACCGCTACCGGGTCAAGTTCTCGATCTTGCCTGGCCGGTCCTTCGGCGACTGGCCGTTCGCGGAAGTGATCCGTGATCTTCGAGTGGCGACGACGCTGTCCGGACTCGACGCACGTGATCTTGTTCTGGAGGCCGCCGCGACCGGGAGCGCATCCCGGCAGACGACAACGGGATGAGACAGATCAACACCGGAGGGACCCGATCATGACCACCGCAACCAAGCGCGCCACGGCGTCACAGCTCCGGAAGAAGATCGAAGCTCTCCGGGAGATCATGGAGAGCACCGAGGTTGAGGATCTTGAGACCTTCGCCTCGTGGGACGAGCGCGAGCGTGAGTGGCAGCGCTACACGGCCGAGGAGCACGCCGACGAGCTGTCTGAGCTGACCTTGAGCCTGATCGGCAGCATCCGTCAGTGGATCAATGAGGCGGAGGAGAGCTGATCATGGCAGCGAAGCTGATCAAGGGCGAGTTCGAGTACGGAGACAAGGTCCACAACGAGGCCTACGGCTACTACGGCACGGTGCTCCGCATGGAGCGCCAGCACCGGACCGATTGGGTGGTCGTGCTGTTCGAGGGCACGTGCTACAGCCGCCAGGTCTACCCGGATTCGATCAAGAAGGTGACCGAGCGACCCGCGCGCGTCAACCCGTACTGCTGAGCCGAAACGCCCTGGTGACAGGGCGTCCGACCGGGACCGATCGCCCGGCGCTGATGAGGCAGATCAACCTCTGGAGGGACAAGATCGTATGTCTCAGGAGACCGCCACCTGGCTGAACACCATGACCCTGATCGGCAACACGGCCAAGCGCGGACACGCGTGGCACTACCGGGCCGAGGAGCAGGGCGACGAGTCGAACCACTACGAGTTCTCGATCCCCGTGGACGACGTGAAGCGTCGGCTCTTCGGATGGCAGGCCGAGCCCCGCCGCGTCGCGGTCGAGTTCCCGGCCACGTTCGAGACCATGACCCACCTCGGGGACGACGGCCAGCCGCTGCGCTGGGTCGTCCAGACGCGGGAGCAGGCCATCGCCGCGAACGACACCTACGACCAGGCCGAGCCCGACGTGCTGGGCCAGTTCAAGACCGGCTACAAGATCCACGACTACGGCCAGTGGCTGGTCGACAACGTGGGGACGATCTTGGACGACGACCTCGCGATCAGCTCGGCTGGCCTGCTGCGCAACCGCGCCCAGGCGTGGGTCGAGGTCAGCGTGCCCGACACGATCAAGACTCCGGAGGGCGTCGAGTTCCGGCCGAACCTGCTGGCCGCGACGTCGCTGGACGGGTCGATCGCGACCACCTACAGCCGCACCGTGCAGCTCACGGTGTGCGACAACACGATGGCGGTCGCCCTGTCCGAGCGTGGGCAGAAGATCAAGGTCCGGCACTCGTCGCAGAGCCTGAACCGGGTCGGCGACGTGCGCGAGGCACTGAAGATCGTGCACACCGCGGCAGCTGAGTTCACCGCTCAGGTGGCGCACCTGGTGGCCACGCCGGTGCAGCCGCACCAGTTCGAGCGGCTCGTCCAGGTGATCTTCCCGATCAAGGCCGACGCTGGCAAGCGCAGCGTGACCATGGCCGAGGACAAGCGCGCACAGCTCTTCCAGCTGTACCGCTACGACGAGCGCGTGGCCCCGTGGAGCGGGACCGCGTTCGGTGCCGTGCAGGCGTTCAACACCTGGCGCCACCACGTGCAGAACGGTCTCCCCGGTGACACCGAGGAGCAGAAGCGGGTGGCTCGCGCGCTGCGCAACGCCGGCCGTGCCGTGACCGGCGAGAACGAGACCAGTGACCTGCAGGTGACCGCAGCGCTGGCGACGATCCTCGCCTGATCCACAAGCCGAAACGCCCCCGGAGGGAGGGGCGTCCGACCCGGACTGATCGCCGGGCGCTGATGAGGCAGATCTGATCAACCGGAGGGACCCGGACATGAGCGAGAAGGAGCGCAGGGACGCGCGGTGCTGCCGCGACGTGGCCAGGGACATGGCCGCGGAGCAGATCAGCGCCGACGTCGAACGAGAGGTGAACGGATCGTGATCGCCTGGCTGGTGGCGCACGCGGAGCACATCGCGGGCGCTGCCCTGCTCGGCTTCCTCGCGCTCTACGCGGTGAGCAATGCGCGCCTGCTGGTGCGCCGCCTGCTGGAGGACTGGCGCGACGAGGTGAAGCAGCACAGCGACCGATGGGAAGAGCTGGCACCGCTCGCAGTCGAGCGGGTCCAAGCTGCCCTGATCAACGTCGCCGGCCTGCTCGATCGAGGAGCACGCCGATGACCGACACGCAGACGATCACGTACCTGCATCCGCCCCGGCTGGAGCGGATCCCGGCGCCCCGCTACACCGCGGCGGACGTCCTCGGCCTCCCGTTCAACGGCCAACGACCCACCTACAGCGGCGGGCTGAAGGCGTACGCGAAAGACCGACGAGCCCACCGGGCCTACCGCGCCTGGCGGGACCAGTTCCCCCGGGCGCGCAAGCGTCGCAAGCGCTCGGTGCTATGAGCCGAAACGCGCCCATGTGGCGCGTCCGACCGGGGGTGATCTCCCGGCGCTGATGAGGCAGATCAACCGGAGGGACCATGAAGAAGGAGCAGTTGATCAAGCGGCTGGCACAGCTCGCCGTGAAGTGGGAGCAGGCCAGCGAGCGGCTCGCCGTCGACGAGCCCGACGACATGGACACCGTCGAGGACGACACCATGTCGGCGATCTACGGCGAGGCCGCGGGCGAGCTGCGCAAGCTGCTCACCGACGAGCGCACCGCACGCACCGGGTTCGACACGCTCTGGGAGCCAGTGCAGGCCACCGAGAACGCGACCCTGCTGCTTGCCCCCGGCGAGGAGTACGCCAACGGCACCACGAAGGTCCCCGACGACAACCGCACGTGGGGCATGGTGATCGGCGACCCGGAGAAGGTCGCGCTGGTGCTGCTCGGCACGCGGGACGAGATCGTGCAGCAGCTCCGCGACGCGCAGCGGGAGATCGACAACTCGTACGGCGCCGAGCACGAGAACGCGCTCCACGAGGAGTACGAGGGCCGGTGCCCGGCGTGCCAGGCGCACGGGCCGACGCAGATGCTCGACGCGTACCCCGGTCCGCACTCCGACGCCGTGGCCGCCGCGCTCGGCCGCGACCTGGCGAAGCACCTCCGCGAGCACGGCGACGCGGAAGCTGAGCCGCTGCCGAAGTGGCGCGCTGGGGAGCGACAGCTCAATCCCGCCGATCTCCGCAAGAAGCGGTGACCGATGGACCGCGCCGTCGCCATCGTCCTGGGCTACGCCGCCGCAAAGGCGGAGCGGGCTCCCACCCTGGAGCTGGCCATCCGAGCGGGGTGGGCAGCCTGCCACGTGGACCGGGACCTGATCGGCCCGGTGTTCGCCGCGTGGAACGCGTCCGAGGGTCGAAGTGGCGACGTGCCTGAGCTGGGCGGGGTACTGCGCAGGCGGTACCGGAAGCAGGGACCGGAGGCGATCGCCGCGAGCCTGCGGCGAGCCGCTGAAACATGAGCCGAAACGCCTGCATAAGCGGGCGTCCACTGGGAACGATCTCCCAGTGCTGATGAGGCAGATCGACATCGGAGGGACTTAATGATCATTGTCAAGCTCGAAGGCAGCGAGCTGCTTGCGTTCCATGACCTGCTCACCGAGCTGCACGAGGCGCTCGAAGCCGACGAGGTCCACACGCTGTGGGTCGCCGTCGACGACGAGGGCGTCAAGCTCAAGGTCAACCGGTCCACCTGGTCGCCCGGTCGGGGTGAGCGCGAGGACAGCTGATGTCTGGCCACAGGCGGGACCCGGACGAGCGTGCGATGCAGGATCTGCAGAGGCGCGCCGCCCGGGAGCAGGCGCTCGACAAGCGGCAGCGTGAGCGGACCGACGAGGCCCTGCTCACGCTGGCCGAGCTCGTGGCGGCGCACGGCTGCCAGCCCGAGCGGGTCGCCCTGCGCACGCTGCGCGTGGAGATCCATCGACTACGACGGAAGGTAGAGACAGCATGACCATGGACGAGGCCGAGCAGGCCTACCGCAGCGGCACCACGGTGACCTTCACCGACGGCGCGGACGACAACCCAGCGATCGCCGTGCAACGGCGCGGCCGGATCACCGGGTGTGGAGTGATCTACGCCTTCGTGCGAACCGCGGACAGCTCCCGGGACACGGTCGTCCCGGTGGGGGACCTGCGCCTGGCATGAGCCGAAACGCCCTCACGTTGGGCGTCCGCCGGAACCGATCTACCGGCGCTGAGGAGGCAGATCACTGGAGGGGCATTGAACAGCTGTGCACTGGCCGAGCTCGCGCCGGTCGGATGGAGTCCGTGCATGCCGGGGTGTGACCCCGTCAGGTGCTCGGACTGCACCGACCAGGGCAGGCGCGTTGTCGGCGATCAACCGACCCGCGAGCGCTTGGCGTTATTGCAGGGCGAGCAGAGCACCCCGTAGTTCTCGGGGTCATACGCAAGATCCGGACGTACTGATCGCGGGATCTTATGGTCCCCGGTCAGTGCGCCCGGCGGCACTTCGTGGGCTGGCCTCTGCCAGCCCGGACAGACCCACCCGTGCTCACGCACCCACGCATAGATCACCCGCGCGGTGATCGCTCTGTGCTGGGCGCCCAGGCCACGCTCCGTGGTCGTGCGCTCAGGACCTGATCGGAGCCTGTGCTCGGGGCACCGGGTGCGCTTCGCTGGCCGCCCGCATATCAAGCACGGCCGCAGAGCCATCTACTCACTCACCGACCCTTGAGGGGGGACCACCATGACCAAGTTCGCTGAGAGCATCCTGACGGAGCTCAGCGACGACGCCAGCCTGGCCGAAACGGCTCATGAGCTGGACCCACGACAGCTGATCAGCGTGCTGGAGGCGGCGGCCGAAGCCGACGCGAAGGCCCAGCGTGAGGCCCGAGAAAAGCGGGTTCGCCTGAACCTGCTGATCAAAGTCGGGCTGGCGCGGCCCGACGTCGTGAACCGCGACATCGCGCGCGCCACCGGCATCGGCGAGCGCGCCGTGTACAAGCGCGGCCACCCGGACCAGCAGCTCTGAAGATGACGAAGGGCGAGGCGTCCGATCGCCTCGCCCTCGTCTGGACCCCATCATCTTGCAACCATGACCGTCGCGTCGACCAAGACACCACGCGCCAGAGTGAACAGTGACACGTTCGCCGCAGGTCAGCAAGCCGGGCACTGGTATAGTCCGGGCTAGCACCTCCGGTGACGGTCCCGCATCCAGCGGGGCACGAGGAGGGGGCCTGTGCATCGGTCGTTGCCAGACGGCGCCTTCATGTGATCTTGGGGTATCTGGGCTGGGCTGGATATCGAAGGGCCGTCCCTACGGGGGCGGCCCTTCGGTGTGTCTGCGCTCGTACGAACGCTGCGCCGCCGCCATGTCCCACTGGCGATGCCGGCGCGTGCCGTACGGGTGCCAGCGGTCTTCGCATGCCCACCGGCGGATGGTGCCCGGCGCCACGCCGTGGTGCAGTGCCAGCGCCTCGGTGTCGAGCAGCCGCAACCTCGGCTTGATCACTAGTCGGCCACCCAGTGACCGGGCACGGGCACCTCATCGGCAGGAGCGTCTTCGCGGTCGAGCAGCTCGCCGAGCCGCTCCCAATCGCCCTTCTTGCGGTGCCACTCCCGGCGGCAGGCCGAGCACCGGATGACGTCGTCTGGGCTCATGTTCGCGGTCGCGTACAGCGGCCCCCGGCACACACTGGTGTGATCGCCCTCGTCGATCGTGTTCGGGCATCGCCCGACTCGGATCCGAGGGTCCCCGGTCACCGGCTTGAGCTGGCCCTGCAGCCGGTACAGCCGGTCGGCCACCTCGACGACTTCCACCGGCTGGCGAGTGAGCCAGTCCATGTGGTTGCAGATGAACCGTTCGAGCCCATCCACACCGGCATCCACAGCTGGGGATGAGTCGAGGCCGCGCGCGTCGATGATCTCGTAGACGATCGTGTTCAGCACGTTGAAGACGCTCAACGTGGGGTGCTCGGGCTCCCGGTGCACCCGCCCGTCTGCGGCCACCCAGACGTGCGCGGTCTCCGACGACCGGACGTCCAGCATCACGATCACGTGATCGTTGGCCGGCGATCGGCTGCCGAACCCGGGAGCACCGCGCGTGCCTCCGCCGTCACCGCGCTGCGGTGCTGGGTCGAGCCGACTGCACCGGGCCACGATGTCGGCGAGGACCTCGGTCAGTCGCTCCGGGCACGAGGTGCACGTCGCGTAGCCCCGGTCGGCGAGGCGCCAGCTCTTCCCGTCTTGCGGTGGCCGGCAGAGCACGCATGCGTCCGCCGGACGCGTCAGCTGATCTTCGTCGACACGAGGTGAACCCACTTCGACCGCCTCCCGATTATGATCTCGGTGAGGCGCTCGGTGAGGTGTCTCGGTTCCAGTCCGTCGGCGGGCGCTCCACCCGCTCCCCGCGAAGAGGCAGTGGGGCGTCCGCCGAGGGGATCTACCGCCTGATGGCGATGCTGAGAGCGATCAAGACGGCGACGCTCACCCCCAGCAGGAACATCCACCACTCGCGGAAGTAGGCGCCCATCACCACGCCAGCGCACAGCGCGATGATCGAAAAGTACATGGTCAACGAGGTGCGCAGCGGGACCTCCGGCCGCCGCGAATGATCACGCCGCGCCATGGGACTCCATCCAGTTCGCGAAGCGCCCCAGGACCAGCGCCTTCGCCCGGCAGTCGTCGACGTGGTTGCAATTGATCATATCGACAGCCCGGTCGGTGGACTCAGCGCTGACCGAGCTGAGCGCCTCTTTGATCACCTCGTCCACCTCCGGACCCGGCTCCCCGGTGGCTTCGAAGCTCGCTTCGAGCTGCTCCTGGACCTCCCGGCGGAGCGACGGGTCGGTCATGAACTCCTTCAGCGTCATGTCTGGTCCCTCCACATAGGATTTATCGTTGATCTCCATGGCGTCGGCGTGCCCGTGGGCGTTGCCGGCGAAGAGCCCGTAGCCGAACGCGAGGATCACGACGGCCAGCCCGGCGAGCGCCGCCAGCACGGGGCGGCGTCGGCGGTGGGTGCACGTCACGGCGCGCTCTTCGGCTGCTTGGTCGCCTCGTACATGCCGGCGAGCCGGACAGCGTTCGAGAACACCGTCGAGTCGATGCAGCGAATGTGGTCGTGACAGACCGCGATGCCCTCGACGACCGTGTCAGCCTTGCCGACCAGACCCGGACGGACGACCAGGCAGAGCGCGCAGTACAGCCGGAACTGCGGGACCGGCGCGGGCGGAGGTGGCGGTGGTGTGGTGGGCCTGAAATTGCCGGTGCTCACTGGCTCTTCCCGGTCACGGCCTTGAAGTGGTGCTCCACGCAGATCCGCGCGATGTCGCGCTGCTCGGTGGTCAGCCGCGGGATCCGGAAGTAGAAGTCGTCGGTGATCCGGTAGCGCATCCCGCTCAGGTGTCCGTGCGCCACGTGCTCGCGGGCGATCTCGACGGCGATGTCCTGCTCGCCCAGCGTCAGGTCGTCGAGCCCGCCGAAGCTCAGCTCCGCGAGGAAGACCTTCTCCGCCTCGTCGATCGAGCGGACCGCGACCGGCTGGGCGGGCGGCGAGTCTCCGGCGAACGCCGAACTCCAGCCCACCACGATCGGGGCCAGCAGCCCGCCGACGATCAGCAGCGCGGCGAAGCCGTACTCGACGAGCTTGCGCCAGTTCCGCTGCGTCCAGGCCCGGCGGATGTTCTCGCTGAGACGCCCGCGGTGGCGCCCTCCGGACGGGGGCGGTTCGTCGATGAGGCTCCGGATGAGGTGCGCCTCGGTCAAATTCGTCATCTGTGACTCCTGGTTGCTCCGCTGCCGCGTCGGGGGGCGGTGGTTGGTGTCCACGGGTGCTGAAACGAGCACAGGCCCTCTCAGGGCGTGTTTTCGAGGCTCACCGCTGGCCTGCGAGCGCCTGCTGCACGCGCAGCATCGCCACGGCCCACGTGATCGCCGTGCCCGACACCGTGCGGTTGTGCATCGGCACGCGGTACTCCCACAGCCACGCGCTGTAGAGGTGCTCGCGCTGGTTGGGGAGCGGCCGGTGCGGCTTGGACACGATCGACGCCTTCATGCCGAGCTCCCGATGGTCGCGTAGTAGGAACCGCCCCAGCTCTCAGGACGCCAGATCAGGACCTCGCGTTGCTTCGGCGCGTCCGGGATCGCGACCTTCACCGCTCCCACCGGCGGCAGCGGTCGGTGCTCCCCGTTGGACGGCCGGCGCGAGGGCACCACCGCGGTCGCTGCGTTGCGGCGTGCCTGGCCGGCGCCCCCGCACTCCCGGGAGCAGAACCGGCGCGTGGCCAGCTTCGGCTGGAAGTCCCTGCCGCAGCACTCGCACTGCTTGATCGGCAGCTGTGGCCCCGGCCCGCGGTAGCGCTGGCCCTTGTCGCTGCACGCACGGGAGCAGAACTTGGTCTTGCCGTGCTTCGGCTTGAAGACCTTCTCGCAGGCGGGGCACTCGATCGGGGCCAGGGCGCGGGAGGCCGTTCCGCAGCGGATGGAGCAGAACCGCTGGTCCGCCCGGCTCGGCCGCACCTTGAACGTCTTCCCGCAGCTCTCCAGCGCGCAGGGCTTCTCCAGCCGGTTCTCCTTGCGCGCGTTGTCCGCGCAGGTCCGGTCGCAGTACTTCGCGTCCGCGAAGTGGCTCATGAACGTCTTGCCGCACACCTTGCGCTGGCAGACGAACTCCCGCTTCGCCCTCATGCGGCCATCCCGGCGGGGTACTTCCAGACCTTCGTGGCCTCCTCGCGCTCGCGGTTCTCGAGGTAGCGCTCCTCGACCTTCGCGTAGACCTCCGGCGCGACGCAGCGGCAGACCGGCGCCTTGGCCTTCCGGCCCGTGTCGGGCCCCGGCGGTACCCGGAAGCAGCGCTCGCAGGGCAGGTACGGGTGCAGTCCGTTGATCATTTTGGGCTCACCCACTCGCGGTCGGCGTCCCACGCGTCCACCGCGACGGTGACGCGCATCGCCCGCAGCTTCATGTAGGCGATCCCGGTCGCGGTGACGTCGGCCTCTGCGCTGTGGTCGCCGGGTTCCACGCCGAGTCGCTCGCACAGCTCGTGAAGACCCGGCTGGTAGTCCAGCCCGAGCGCACCCATGGCGTACGCGGAGATGTCCCGCAGCCGGTAGTGGCACGGCTCGGCGGTCCGGCGGACCCTCTTGAAGACCTTCTCCAGCATCCGGGCGTCGAACCGCGGGTTGCTGCCGAGCATGGTGGCGGGAACCGGCGCGGGAGGATCCGGCGGCGTCTCGCCCCGCTGCTGGGCGTTGAACTGCTCCAGGGCCAGCACGAACGTCGACGGCTGCGCAGTGCACCACTCCGGCGTCCGGCCGGCGAGCTGCTTCCACAGCCGGTTGGCCTGCAGGCCGGCGACGTCCTGCGGCTGGTCGGCAATTCGATCGATGTAGCGGTTGATCTGCAGCGCCTTGATCGACGCCCGCTTCAGCACCTTGGACACGTTGTGGCGGGGGATGAACACTCCGCGCTCGCTGGTGTCGAGGTTCCACCAGGCCACCTCGACCGCTTCGTGCACGTCGTGGTCGAGGCCGTTCGTCTCGATGTCGACGACGATCACCTGCCGCTCGGGACGGGCTTTCTGCTCGGTCACGCTGACTCCTGATCGTGCTCCGGGCCGAACATCGGCCACTCGGTCCACTTCACGTCCTTGTGGCGCTCCAGCGTCTTGACGTCCCAGCCGAGCGCGACCGCACCGAGGTGGGCGAGCGCCACGGCATCGGTGACGTCGGAGCTGGGCGCGTCGAGATCCGGCCAGAGCCGGTGCATCGCCGACGACACGGCGACCTTGTCCGCCTTGCCGTTGTCCGTGATCACTTTCTTGAGCGACGTCGGGTGGATGACCGCGATCGGGATCTCCTTGCGGACCAGGCCACCCATCACGAACCAGTGCAGGGCGTGGCGGTCCATCATCGAACCGCCGGGGGAGCTGATCGCTCCCTCGATCACCACGAGCACGGTCTTCGGGTTGCCGGCGTACCGCAGGATGTCCTTGCCCAGCTGGCTCAGCCGGGCGTGCCGCTGCGGGAGCGAGTCGGCGCGCTTGCCCTCGCTGGTGCAGAGCCCGTGGGACAGCACGCACCGCCCGTCGACGGTCTGCGTGATGATGCCGACCCCGGTCTTGGCCAACGACAGGTCCAGCCCGACGATCAGCTTCACAGCGGCCTCCCGCACAGCGCGTCCCACGCGGCGCGCAGGAAGTGCCACGCGAGCACCAGCCGCGGCGCCTTCTCGACCGCATCGAAGTACCGGCGCGAGGCCGGGCTCCCGCCGCCGAGCTGGTACACGACGGCCATCGAGTGCAGGCGCTCGAACAGCACCTTGCTGTTGATCGCGCTCACGGGATCACCGCCAGCCCGGGGAACCCGATCACTCCGAACCCGACGAGGATCAGCGCACCGCCCGTCCCGACCAGCGCGAGGGTGAACCACCCGCCCACCGAGTCGAACAGACCGCCGGTGACCCGGGAGAACCAGGCCAGCGCGCCGAGCGCGACGGCGACGCCCGCGATGACGAACACCAGGTGGATGAGCACGATCATGTTCATGCCGGCACCTGCTCGTCTTCGACGGCCGGCGGCTGCAGCTGCGCCTTGCGGGCCCCGAAAATCTGCCGAAGCTCCGGCGTCCAGGCCTCGGCGTCCACCGCGCGGGCGTACGCCGCGTCGAGCTGGTCCACCGTGGTCGCGTAGCGCGCGGTGAGCGCGTAGTCCTCGAAGGACTGCACCGGACGGATGCCGCGCTTGCCGAACTTGTTCCGCCAGTCGTAGACGACGCTGGTGTGCTTGACCGCCTTGCCGTAGTGCTGCAGGTCCACCCAGTACAGCCGGGCACGGCCCTGTCCGGACGGCACGTGCATGATCACGGCCCAGTCGGTGCGGGGCGGCGCGTGCGCGATCCCGTAGCGGCTCGCCCAGAGCGCCTTCGCCTCGTCGTCGGCGTCCTCGGCCGGCGCCCAGCCGTAGCGCTCCAGCGTGATCGGGTCGTACGGCGTGCCGTTGGCGTAGGCCCAGCACTGCTCGCCGAACTTGCAGCCGGCGAAGTCCATGTTCTGCGACGTCTTGACGTCGCCCATGATCACCCAGCCGGGCTCGATCACGAACCCGGTGTAGGTCTCCAGCGGGCGCAGCACCTCCAGGCACCGGTCGTACCTGCCGCCGATCTTGAACTTGTCCTCGACCACGATCCGCTCGGACGACACCGTCCGGAAGCACTCAGACGCGATCTTGTACGCGGCGACGTCGGGGAGGAAGTCCTCCGGCACGTGTCCGGGATCCCGACCAAGATCCTCATGCTCCAGGATGTCGTGCAGCGCGGTACCGATCGCCGCAGCGTCGGAGGAGCCCACGATGTCCATGGCCTTCTGGGCCAGCTCGTTCAGCGCCGCCTTCGCGTCCTTCACGACCTCCGGGTTGGGGTCGTCCAGCCGGTGCTCGGCGCGGGTCACCTCCAGCTGCAGCGCCTTGTTGCGCGAGGCGCCCCGCAGGACCTGCCGCAGCTTCCACGCGATCAGCAGGTAGTCCGACTCCAGCGGAGCGCCGAAGTTCGACGCGCGCTTGTAGCCGCCGCTGCGGTTCGAGTCCGGGAACTGGACCTTCGGCCGACCCCACTGGTCGCGGTTGCCCTCCCAGGCCTTCTCCATCTGCCACGCGTAGAGCCGCACCGGGTCGTCGGTGTCCGGCTTCGGGAAGTCTCGCTCGATCTCGCTGGCTCCGGTGATCTCTTCGGTCGACGTCATCCCGCCGCTGCCTCCATATCGGTCCCTCCTAGAACTTCGTGATCTTTAGTTCGATCTTGGTGACATGAAGCACCTGACGACACGCCCCTTATAGGGGCGGGCGTGTCACAGTTGTCATAGGGATGCTCCGATGATCTTGTGTCACACATGTCACCCCCAATGTCACACCATCTGACCTGCGAAAACTCCGTCGAAGATCATCCGATGTCACACTTGTCACCCCCCATGTCACCTTGATCCAATCGATCTTGGCATGATCATCGGATGTCACACATGTCATAGCCTCTGACCTGCGGAAACTCCGAAAACTCGTCCGCGACGAGACATGCAAGATCACGCATGTCACACCCTCAGTCGTCATCTCGGAGCCCCAACCTGACGGCCTCGGCGGGGTCCAGCTCGAAGTGCGCGCCGTTGCGCACGAGGACGCCTGCGCTCTCCAGCTCGGACCACGAGCGCAGGAACGTGCGGGCCGACATCGCCCTCCCGTTGGGCCCGCGGTCGGTCTTGAGCACGACGGTCTTGATCTCGCCCTTCGTGGCCCCGCTGCTGCCCTCCACGAAGGTGCGGTAGAGCGCAGCGGCCACCCGGTCGCGGGCGGACGACATCTCGGAGACGGTCACGATCTCGTCGAACGGGTGCCCGTCGGGCTCCAGCCCGTCCGCCCCCGGCTCGACGAGTACGAGCGAGCTTCGCTGCTTGCCGTCGATGTCGACGTAGACCTTGATCCCCTGCAGCCGGATCGGGTCGAAGTCCTCCTCGTCCTTCTGCTTCGTCGACAGGATGGCGATCTTCGCCTTGTCCTCGCGGGTCACCTCGATCTCGGCGTCCATCGCCGCGATGACCGATGAGTGCCCGCGCCCGTGGTCGCCGGAGTGGCCCTTGTGATGGACCAGCACGATGCAGGCGTCGGTGTACTTGCGGAGCAGCTCCAGCCGTGCCACTAGGACGCCCATGTCCTCCGGGCCGTTCTCGTTCGCGCCGGCCGTCACGCGAGCCTGCGTGTCGATCACGATCAGTGCGGGCTGCAGCGCATGCATGGCGGCGACCCAGGTCTTCCACTCCTTGCCGGCGACCTGCACCGGGCGCGGCAGGAACTTGACCTTGTCGCCGAGCTCGACCTCGTGGTGTTTCTCCCAGGCCCGCACGCGCTTCCGGATCCCGGACGCGCCCTCTGCGACCATGTAGACCACGTCGCCCTGGCTGACCTTGTGCCCGTGCCAGTCCTCGCCCAGCGCCACATGCCCGGCAATGTCGATCATGAAGAAGGACTTCCCGTGCCCCGACTTCCCGATGACCCGCGCCAGCGAGTTCCGATCGAGAAGCCCATCCACGAGCGGGTCGGGAGGCGGGATGCCGTCCAGGCCGCTCGCTGGGATCAGCTCCGCCAGGAGCGCCTCTACCGGGTCGGCCGGAGCGGGGTCGACACCCTCCTCGTCGCCGGCATCGTCTTCCTCGTCCTCTTCCTCGTCGCCGTCGGCGTCTTCCTCTACGTCCGGTACTGGTAGCGCGCGCGAGGCGATCAGCTCGTCGATCTCGCTCTCGTCGAACGCGGTGCCGCCGCTCTCGACCCGGCGCTCGATGTCCAGGTCCTCCATCGCGGGGCCCATCTCCCCGCCGTGGTCGTGCCACGCAATGAACTGGATCTTCGAGAAGGTCTTCGTGCCCGCCAGGCCGAGGTCGCCCGGCGGGTTGTCGGTCCAGACGTGGATGAAGCCGTCGGAGGTGTCGAACTCCCCGCAGCCGGGGTCGTGGGCGGTCGCGCTCTTCGGAGAGCCGTGGTCGCCGGGCGCTGTCCACTCCGGACACCCGCACCGGCTGGCCTTCCCGGAATCCATCCAGCCGCGGGGTTCGAGGATCGCCGCCCACGGGATCGCGCCCTGCGCCAGCCGGATCATGTCGTCGGCGTCGAGCGCGGCGTCCTGCCGGCGGGCCTGGGTCTCCCGGCGGCCCGCGGTGTACTCCTGGACGTACTCGATCAGCCAGGGCGGCGCGATCTGCGCGTCCCCGGCCATGACGTACGGGCCCTCCTCGCGCACCGAGGGCGGCACGAGCACGTAGCCCGCCACCTTCAGCTGCGCGGGGTGCTCGCGGTCGGTGCCGGTCGGGATGGACGTGGTGCCAGCGAGGTCGCCGAAGTCGACGCCATCGGGGAGCAGGAACCAGAAGTGGCCGCCCTCGCTGTGCTTCCAGTGCCCGTCCTCGTCCCGCTCGCCCGGGGAGCGCACGGTGGGCGCCGCGTGCAGCAGCTGCTCGTTGCCCTCCTTGCGGGCCCACAGCGTCAGCCAGCTGGCCATCTCCTGCGACGTGTCCGCGTCGGCCACCAGGACGTTCGAGTCACCGACCGAGACGGCCAGGTTGATCCCCGGGTCGTCGGCGGCGAGCCGCTTGAACCAGCGGTGAGCCACCTTCGGGTCGGTGGTGGCGTGCACGATGCCGCAGGCGTGCCGCACGCGCTCCCAGCCGCTGCGGCCGGCGTCCCGCGCGGCGTAGGCCGCCTCCTTGTCCGCGCGCTTCGCCTGCGTCGCCGTCAGCGGGCACACCGGCACCTTGGACAGCGGAGCGATGGGGAGCACGGCGTAGCCGGCACGCGCCGCGGCTCGGGCCAGGGTCGCCATGTCGCTGTCGCCTGGAAGCCCCCCGAAGATCTCGGAGAACGGCCGCCTGATCACGGCCGTCATGCCGGCTCACCCTCGATCTTCTTCGCTGTGTGGTGGCAGTTCGAGGTGTCCGCGGAGACCAGGCACATCGACTCGATCAGGTAGACCCACGGGAACAGGGTGCGGCGACCGGACGACAGTTCTTCATCGCAGCGGTACCAGCCCAGGTCGGTCTCGTCCCAGTGGAACTTGACCTTCGACAGGCTGATCACGTTCGGCCGGTCCTTGGGCTCCGGATCGGAGCACTGCCAGATCCGGACGCCCGGAGGCACCCGGCTGGGCGGTGTGCGGTGAGGCGGGAACATCAGCCGTCGCCTCCTGTCCAGAGGATGTGGGCGTGCGCGCGCAACCAGCGCCGGAGCTGCATCCGCTCGATCTGCTCGGCGGCCTTCACCGCGGCCACGTTCTCCGCCAGCTCGGTCTCCGCCGCGATCTCGTCGACCGGCAGCGCAGCCTGCCGGCGGTAAGCCGCTCGCTGGCGCTTCCGCCGGAGCACCTCGCGCTGGCGCTCCTCCGGCGTGTAGCTCTCCCATCCGCGGCTGCTCATGGCTTCGGCCCGATGATGTGCCGGGCGGTCTTGCGCGCGACCGGCCCCTGCTTCTCGTCGGTGAGCACGGCGCTGGCCCGGTACTCGACCATCATCAGCTCCTCGTACCGGCGCCTGGTGATCGCGACGAGATTCTTGGACTCCTCGCGCACGTCGGGCGGGCGCTGGTGCACGCGCGTGCTCCACGCCTTCGAGATGTCCTCGGCCAGCGTCAGGTCGGCATCGGAGTACGTGCCGGCGTGCAGCCGCTCGAGCAGCTCCGCCGCGGTCCGGCGGAACGCGTGGACCATCGCGGTGACCCGCGGGTTAGTCATCGTCATCCCCCAGACACAGCCGATCCCGGCCGGGCTCGCACTGCGGGTTCGATGGGCAGATGCCCGTCAGCGAGAACGGGCAGAACGGCATGGCGCCGTCCAGGTCGAGCAGCGCGCAGGCGCAGCCGGACCCGGTCCAGTAGTGGCACTCCTCCTGTCGGCAGACGACGCTCATGGCGTCACCTGCGACCAAGATCGTTTTGGTCTCAGAAATGACCGCGCGGAATTTTGCCTGGTAGGGGTCTTGATCCGCTGAGTTCTCACGCCGTGACCCCCCGTGGCCAGGACGGGTGGTTGTCCGCGTCGTCCCAGTTGCCGCCCAGGAACGCGGCGTCGGTCCGGAGCTTCACGTCCCGGCCGGCGAGCTCACACAGCCGTGGGGGCGGGGTCTCCATGATCTTGCGGATGTCGTGCGCCGCTTCTTCCTCGACCACCAGCTCGTCGTGCACGGCCAGCTGGATCGCCTCGTCGACCCCGGCGTCCTCGCAGGCCACGATCGTCTCGGCCAGCACGTCGTAGGCGCTGCCCTGGATCGTGTAGTTGGTCCCCTGGTAGCCCTTGTCCTGGGCGACGTCGACGATCCGGCCCGACACCGTCCAGGTCTTGCCGGTCTCCTCCGACCAGGCCGCGGACCAGCCGCAGAACTTGCGGGTCATCGGCAGCGGCGCGAGCGTCTTGGCCTGGATGACCTTGGCCTCTTCCATGCTGGTACCGAGCGAGGCGGACAGCGCGCGCAGCTGCTGGCCGTAGGTCGCGGCGAGCATCACGATCTTGGCGACCTTGTAGGGGACCCCAGCTGCGTCCTCGACGACCTTGTAGAACTTCTCGCCGGAGGTCTCGAACCGCTCGATCTGCTCGTGGTCGCCCGCGAGGTTCGCGGCCACCACCGGCTCGATGGAGGCCCAGTCGATCGACACCAGCCGGTCGCCCGCGATGACCGTGCGCGCGTCGCCGGTGAACTGGTGCAGCTCGGGGTTGCCGTAGCTCATCCGGCCGGTCCGCGCGGCCATGACGTTGACCTCGGGGTGGATCCGCCCATCGGTGTACTCGGCGACCAGGCGGGCGTGCTCCATGTAGAGGAACAGCCGCCGCTTCTGGTCGTGCGACCGGAACGCCCGCACCGCGGGGTGGTCGACCGCGTCCAAGATCCCCTTGGCCGTCGAGTACTTCCCGGTCTTGGTCATCGGGTAGTCCGGCGGGAACGCGTCGGCCGCAGCGAGCACGGCGGAGAGCTGGTTGCGGTTGGATGGGTCGGCCACCCCGAACGCGGCGAGCTGATCGCCCAGCTCGAGCATCCGGGCGCGCAGGTCCTCCTGCTGCTGCGTGAGCCGCTCCTGGTCCAGCGCGAGCCCGCGCGCCGAGCGCCGGAGCATGATCCGGTTGACCCGCTGCTCCCGCTCGATCAGGTAGCGCGCGGTCTCCTCGTCGGCGCCGAACCGACCGAAGGGGTGGTCGGTCATCTGTGCCAGCGCCGCGGCGTACACGTAGTCCCGGACCAGCCAGGTGATGATGCCGTCCCAGCCGGCGTACATGACGTAGACCGGGTGGTCGTAGCCCGCCTTCTTGAACGCGGTGGCCTTCGACCAGCCGTTGGCCTTCGACCAGTCGGCGAACCGGTCCTTGCTCCGGGAGTGGAACCGGCCGGTCAGGTAGCGCTTCTCCAGCGCCTCCAGCCCGTGCTTCACGAAGCCGAACTTGTCCATCGTGGACGTGAGCGCCATCCGCGCGCAGACCAGCGTGTCGAACACCTTGTCGATGTGCTCGATCCGCATCAGCCCGGCGGTGACCAGCGGCGGCACGTCGAACGCGCTCTTGTGGAAGTTCAGCTCGGTGGCCGCGTCCAGCGCGTCGGTGAACGCCGCGCAGTGCCGCGGGTTGGTCGCGTCGAGCACGAAGGACTGCGCGCCGTTCGCCACGATCATGACCTTGACCCGGAAGGCGTCGTCGTTCAGGCCGGCGGTCTCGATGTCCACCGCGACCCGCTTGGACTCGCCGGCCATCCGGGCCACCCCGCGCGCCGCGTCCTCGCCGACCACGTAGCTGCGTAGCGTCGGGTCCTCCGCCGTCTGCTGGGCGTAGAGGTTGATCTGGCCAGTACTCATCCGTCAGACCTCATCGACTTGATCTCGCGCTCGATCTCGTCCACCACGTCGTGCAGGTGCGTGGTGGAGCGCCCGCAGAACCCGTTGATGTGGTTGCGAATGACGGTGATGAGCCGGTCCCGCTGCGCGCGGGCCAGGTTGCGCTCGCGGGTCACCTTCCGGTGGTCCTCGTGCGACGGGTTGTCGAGGATGATCCGACGGCCGATCACGTCGTGCACCTGATGTGCGGCCAGGTCCAACCGACGCCACAGCTCACGGTTCTCTGCGCGCAGCCTGTCCTCGGTGGCCTTGGCCGCCTCCTTGTCGACCTTGAGCTGGTCGATCTCCCGGCAGTACTCCTGACGCATCGCGTCGAAGTGCGCGCCGTTCTCGGCGAGCTCCCGCTCCAGCACCCCGATCCGCTGTTGGGCGGCGCGGTACTCACGGAGGGCGCGGTCGCGCTGCCACCTCAGCGGGCCCCGGCGGCCCGGGTGCTCCGTGGAGAGCAGCTCGGAGGTGGCGTACCGGTTCAGGAAGTCCTCGCCGGTCGGCATCTCGCCCCGGGCCCCGCGGTGCTCTGGCGGCTCGCCGACCTCGCCCCGCATCACCGCGATCTGAGCCGCGCCGGTGAGCAGGGTGAAGGTGGCCCCGGGGAACCGCTCGCGCAGCTTCTCCTGCAGCTCGTGCGCCTCCTGCTGGTTCAGCTGCGCGTGCAGCGAAACAAGCACCCGATCCCCCGGGTACACGACGATCGCCGGCAGCGGCTCGCCCTTCAGCTCGCCCAGGTTGATCCAGTCGTTCATCGGGCCCACGTCCCATCGGGTCGAATGATCGCCGTGGTGGTCCCGCTGCCCTGGGCGTACTTGATCGTGTACCAGGTGCCGGACCGCGTCCGCGGCCTGGGGAATTCGTTGTTGGGCATCCCAATCAGGAGTCCCACCTCGTCGACGAGGGCGCGGTCGCGCGGCAGGTAGTCGTCCGGCTCCCGGTCCTCGTCGCTGGGGAAGTGCGCACGCAGCGCGCCGACCATCGGTGGGTGACCGATGATCGTGTAGCCGAGCCAGCGGGCGATGTGCGCGGCCTGGTCGTCGCCGCCGACGCAGTCCCCGTGGTGGAAGTACTTCGCGCCCCGGAACTCGATGAGCAACCGCAACGCGCTGCGCAGGGTGCGCATCTGCGGCACCGTGATGCCGTCGCGGGTGGCGGTGACCCCAACCCGCTCGTACTGTGGGGCGAGGAAGAGAACGTCGGCACTCATGACGACCTCAGCCAGACCCCGTTGCGGCGCACGAGCATCTCGTGCTTCTGGTACTCGCGCTTCCCGTCCACGGTCGGGAACCACCCGTGGAACTTCACCGCGATGCGCTCGCCAGGCTCCGGCCGCAGCCGCTCCACCGCGTTCTTCAGCACGATGCCGCTGGCCCGCACCACCGAGTACAGGTGGCCGAACTCGTCGTAGGCCTTCGGCGGTACGAGGATGAACAGGTGGTCGGCGGCGACCCGGAAGCTCGTGACCTTGGTGATCTTGACGAGAGTGCCGTCGACCACTTCCCCGGGCTCCGGGCGCCAGCGCACCGGGGGCTCGTATGCCAGAAGTCTCGGCAGGTCGAACGTGCCAGCGGGGATACTGGGGTGCAACAGGGGCATCTTCACGATGCACCGACCAGCGGTTGCATCATGTGGGTGGTGCTGGTTTGTTGGGCGAGCACCGAGGGTGACTCCTTGGGTGTCTGCACGTGGCGCGGCTCCCCTATCAGCGCCGATGGGGAGGGACCTGCCGCAGCGTGCGGATGGAAGGCGGACCGGCGGGGTCTTGCGCTGGGGAGCGGTGGGGCCCCGCCGTCCGCTGAACTACGGGCAGTGGATATCGATCACCAGAACCACGTCCCGAACAGGTAGACGTAGAGCGAGCCGGCCAGCCCGCCCATGGTCCCGAGCAGCACGATCGCGCCCAGGACGATCAGCCCGGCGGTGATCCACCGGAGCCTCAGTCGCCGGGCCTCAGCGGCCACGGCCTCCCGCCTGGCCCGGAGCCGGGGGTTCTCCTCCACCGGCTCCGACCAGACGTCTTCCAGCTCGCAGCTCATGATCAGAACGGCGGGTCGTCGTCGTCGTCCTCGTCCTCGACGACCCGGCCCTTCCCGCGGCTGCCGCTGCCGTTCGAGCTGCTCTTCGAGGACCGGCTCGACTTCTTCGCCTTCGACCCACCGTTCTTGGCCTCCAGCGCCTCCTCGACCTCGTCGCGCAGGGCGTCCGGGTCGTAGGCGGACATGTCGACCTTGCCGAACTTCGTCAGGGCCCGCTTCGCCAGGGCGAGGTCGCTGCGCTTCTCGTCCTCCAGGCCGATGTAGGAGTCCCGACGTCCCGGGATCTCGTACCAGCCGACCCGGCCGACCACGTGCTTGCCGGCGGCCTGGTCCTTCAGCTTGTTCTTCAGGCCGCCCTTGATGATCAGCTGGAACTGGTAGACCTCCCCCGCGTCCTCGCCGGTCAGCACGATCACCCGGGCCACCACCGGGACCTGGTCCCCGTTGCCGAAGTCGATCGCGGGTCCCTGCGGGTCGACGACCGTGAAGAGCACCGCCGCGCCCTCGTCGGCCAGCTCGTCCCACTTCAAGATCTTCTTGTACTCCTCGCCGTCCTCGAGCTCAGGGCGCAGCGAGCTGGTGCCCGTGATGTCGAAGTCAGCGTCGTCCTCTACAGCTGTGCTTCCTCGTCGTGCCATGGGAGCGGTGTTCCTCTCGGTGCGGTCCCTCCACGTCCGGCGGTCGCCGGTCGGTGGCTATGCGGTCTTGCTGTTCCGGAAGACCTCGGGGACGTCCGCGCCGTAGACGTCCTCCAGGGTCGCGTCCGGGTCCGGGATGTAGGCGCGCTTCGGGTTGTTGATGAGCGAGACGCCCTTCTGCCCGTAGCGGTTGCGCCCGGTGCGGTTCCCCTTCTTCCTGCCGCGCTTGTTCGTGTGCTTCGCCTTCATCGCCCTTCCCCCGGTCGGCGAAGTCCGTTGGGCTGCAGCTGGTCGGGCCGGTACCCCAGAGCCATGGTGTGCGCAGCGCGGCGGTCGTCCAGCGTGGTCTGCAGGTCGGCCGCGTGCACCCTGGCCGGGCTGCCGGGTGCTGCTCCGGCCGCCGCGTACCGCGCGTCGGTCCAGCGGCTGCCGGCGGTGGAGAGCGCGGTGAACGCGCAGATGCGCATGCCGTACGCCAGCTTCTCGACCCCGTCGGAGCCGACGTACCACTGCGGTCCGCTCATGAGTCGGTCCCCTCCACCCGATCGTTCAGCCACTCCCGCTGGAAGCGCTCCACCCACTCGTGCAGGCCGGTCCCGGCCAGCCCGATCTCCGGGTCGTTGTACTGCAGGCGACCGGTGGGCGACGTCGAGATCTCGATGATCTTGGCGTCCGGGAAGACCGACGGCGCCAGCTCCAGCGAGTAGAGCCCGACCTGGTCGATGTAGTGCACGGAGTCGGATCCGGACGCAGGGAGCCTGCCCGGATCCTCCCCCGTACCCCCGACAGTTCCGGTCATTGCGTCACCACCGGTGGATCCTCCTCGGTGAGCACGTCCGCCAGCTCGCCGAGGATCTGCACGCCGTGCAGCCGGCAGTACCGCAGCGCCGACGCGGGCGCCGTGCGGTCGTCGTAGAACACCCGGCTGTAGATCTTCGTGCGGTTCGGCCGGTGCGTGCTGATGGCCATCCGCGAGGGCTGGCTGCAGCCGTCGCCGCCCTCAGTGAAGGCGCACCCCGTGTCCTTCATTCGTCGTCATCCCCCGGCTCGTAGCCGTCGACGAGGACCCGGATGCCGGGCGCGATCTCGTCGCCCCGCAGGACCGCCTCCACGGCTTCGGGAGTGAGGCCGGCGACCGTCAGTCGGTGCCGGAGTTCGGCGTCGTCAAGGATGCGCCGGATGAGCACCGCGGTGGGTCCCTTGGTGTTGTCGCACCAGTTGATGATCTCGGTCCGGGCCCGGCGGAGGGCGTCCAGCTCGGCGAGCTTGTGGGCCAGCTCGTCCATCCCGCCCGATGGTCCCTCTGCATCTCGGGGGTGGAGCCAGACGTAGCGGTCGGTGTCCTTGGGGGCAACCGCTCCGGGTCCGGTGGGGGCAGTAGGCATGGGTCTCCGATCTTCGAGGCGTGCAACTCCTGGTAGGGCGATTCGTAGCCGCCCACGTGCGCGATGACCCCCAGCGACGCTGTGGCGACGGTGGCCACGAGGGCGAGCACGAGCGCCTGTCCGGCGTCTCTCTTCCCACGGGTCCATGTCGTCCTCCGGCGCTGCGTCGTTCGGCTGGATCTCTTGATCAACCGCCGGGCGGGCGGTAGCCCGGCGGCGGGATGAGGAACGCGCGCTCGAGAGCGGCCATCCCCATCTGAAAGATCCACATGGCGTTCTTGTACTCGGCCTCGACCGTGGCGAGGTCCATCTCACTGAGCCTGGCCTCGGCAGCGGCGACCCGGCGGTCGTTCGCCTTCACGACGTCGGCCCAGCCGCGCACCACGAGGGAGGCGCAGTAGATGATCGCGCTCATCGTGTCGTCTCCCTCCTTCGTGCCCGTCTTGGTGAAGGGGTCCGGCGGCATCGTCACGTCGTTCGCTCCTGCTCCACGATCTGGATCCACTCGTCTCGGATCTTGATGTAGCCCTGCTCGGCCATGTACGCGTCCAGGTCGTAGGAGGGCCGCATGACCTGGCAGCACTCCTCACGCCACAGACCATCTCGGAAGTTGATCCGGCCTTCGTACACGGCCGTGACCTGCTCGTCGGTCATCCGCACCCCGGGGCACTCGTCGGGCGTGCTGCCCTCCAGGCACCCGCAGACCGAGCAGCCGAACAGTCCGCCGTCGCAGAACATGCAGTACGGCCGGTCGCAGGTGCGGTCGTGCTTGATCGCGAAGTGACCGTTCGGATCCTTGATCTTCCGCGGCTCAGCCCGCATCGCGACGCTCCAGGAGAGTCCGGGCCAGGGCTTCGAACTGTCCGCGGCGTAGCTCGTTGGCCTTCTCCTGGTCGCTCTGCTCCCGCGTGGCGTTATCGGGCAGCAGCTCACGGAACTCCAGCGGGATGCGGCCCTGCGACCAGACGTTGCGCGACTGGATCAGATCGCCGGTGGCGATGTAGCGGAAGGCGAACTGCCGGCCGCCGTGTCCGAGCGCGCCCATCCAGTGCTGCACGCCGTGCTCGCCCGGCTCCGGACCCAGCGTGTAGTGCTCGTGCTCGCAGCGGATGATCGGCGCGTCCCGGTCGCGGTGACGCCCCGGCGCCACGCCCAGCTCCCGCCAGCGGACCTTCGTCATCCAGTAGGCGGTGGCCACCCGGACCTGGCGCAGGATCGCGTCGACGGCGCCCTGTCGGCCGTCGAACATGTGCGAGCTGGTCGAGATGCCCTCCAGGGTCAGCTGCGCGCCCCACCACCGGTGCTCGCTGCGGTAGACCGCGCACCAGCCGGCGATGCCCAGCTCGTCGAACTCCGGGCTGTCGCGGTCCGGCGCCCGTGCCGACAGCGCGTCGACGGTGGCCTGCTCCTCGGTCAGCTCGCCGAGATTATGGATCTTCGGCACGATGGCCGGCGGCAACGCGCTGGTCTGGGCGGCCTGCTGCAGCCCGTCCGTCACGAACTTCATCTGCGCCAGGTTCAGGTGATCGAAGTTCATGCGCTCAGCACCCAGATCGGCTGCGACGGGTTGGCCTTGCGCTCCGGCAGGTCGAGCGGGACGACGACCTTCCCGCGGGTGAAGCGGGAGGCGTGCTCGTAGAGGTCGCGGATGTTGTTGCGGCCGTTGAACAGCAGGCCCGCCTCGTACGGCGAGAGCCCCAGCCCCGCTGCGGCCACGTGCCGGACGGACGCCATGTAGTTCTCGGTCGGGTGCTGGACCAGGTCACCGCTGCTCCACACCGGACGCCAGCCCATCATGATCGCGGTCTTGCCCCCGATGCAGCACGCCGTGTCGCAGACGGTGCCGGCATCGATCGCCCGCTCGGTCCGCTCCGAATCCAGCGAGGACACCGCCGTGAGATCGATGAACCAGGTGCCCTGATTCCACTCCGACGGCTCACCGCGCAGCGCGCGCTGGTACTGCTCGTAGGCCCAGTCCAGGACCTTCTGCAGCAGGCCGACGTCGATCTTGCTCATGCCGTTGACTCCTTGGGTACCTCGATGGGGTCGGGCCAGTCGCCATCGTGGCGCTGGCCGGGGAAGCAGGACGAGCACAGCTCCTTGCGCCGCGCGTCGCCGGCCTTGCCGAACGTGCTGGTCGAGCCCGCGAGGTAGCCCTTGGCTCCGCAGGCGGCCACCCAGTCGGTGAACCAGACGCCGTGCTGGTTCTCCCAGCGCGTGAAGCTGAAGGGGCGGTGGCAGGGGTAGCCGACGATCGGCGTCACGGCGCTCATGCAGCCAGCTCGCACAGCTCGTCGCAGAAGCACATCGGGCAGCCGGTGCGGCCACCGAGCGTGCGCGGCTCCTCGTTCGTGGTGCCCCTCATGCCGCACCGCGTGATGAAGTACAGGCCGCCCGCCTCGAGCCGAACGAACACGAGGATGCGATGCGCCGGACGACCGACCACCAGGTAGTCCGGGGCGTCGGTGTCGGGGCCGCACGGTGCCGCCCCGGGGCGTAGGTCGAGCGGTGCGGGGGCTGGCGCAGCGGGCCGCCCGGAAGCGTCCCTGGTCGACCGTGTGGGGAGCGGTGCGACGTCACGTTCTGTGTTTCGTTCAGGTAGTGAGTTATGGTCACGGTGCATCTCCGACGTGCCTTTCTGAACGGGACCGTTCGAGGCTGATGCAGTTGAGGGGCCGTTCCGGTGCTGGCCGGCGAGGGACGGCTCCTCAGCTATTTCTCGATCACTCGGTAGCATGACGGCGGGTCTTGACCCACTCGTCCGTGTCCTCGGGCGTGATCCGGTAGCGGCCCCGCGGGCCACTCTGTGAGCTGGGGAGCGTGCCGTTCCGCAGCGCGGTGTAGACCTCGGTCCGGCCGAATCCGGTCCGGGCCATGACCTGCTGCGGGGTCAGCCAGACCTGATCAACTCGCGCTCGGTCCTCTGTCGCATTCACGCGTTTGGTCCACCACCTTCGTCCGTCTGCCACACCTGTCCCTCGGGGGCCGGGAGGGTGTCGGTCAGTGCCGCTACGTGACGGACGGTACCGCTCGGTGTGACCCAGGTCAAGCTAGAGTCGTGTCTGGTTTGTGTGCGGGAACATAGCACCGGAAGGCCGTTTCCCTGGTGAGCCCGTGGTGGCACACCCCGATACGGTGAACTTCCTGTGAACGGTCTAGGCCAGCGAAAATCCGCATACGGGCTAATTGAAGATAGGCCAATCGGCCGCCAAAGTTCGTACTGTGCGGATTCGGTTGGCAGATGGTCGGTGCATATGCGGATGTCGTTGGCCCTGAGGTCAGGGCCTTCGGATCGCGCCCCACCACAGCTGCCACTGCCTGCGGGTCTCCGCCCACCAGTGGCCGATCGTCCCGCGGGTGCGCCGGCTGTAGAGCACCGGGTTTCGTGGGCAGGAGTCCTCACGGATCGAAGATCCCCAGCCGTAGAGCGGCGGCCAGAACTCCTCGTGGCGTGTCACAGTGCGAGCCCCCTGGTCGATCGGTACCCTGCGTCATGTCGCGGTGTCCCGCCGACGTTGCGACGAACCGTGGTCGCCTACTGCAGGTGTGGTGGCCGCCCCGCCTTCGGGCCCGTGCTGACCTCCAGGTCCCTCCGGTGTCAGCGCGGGCCCGTCGTGCTCCTAGGCTGCACCCCCGAGAGCAGCCCGGAACTCGGGACAGAGGGCGCTCCCACACTCCCCACAGTCCGTCCCGGGTCGGTAGTGCTCATGCATCTCGGCCGGGTGTCCGCACACGCACATCTCCATGCGTCAGTCCTCCGACCGTGATCGCTCCTGCACTCGTACGTAGGGACGTGCACGGCGGTAGAGGGTTGACATGGGGATGCCGGTCATCTCGGCGATCTTCGGCCAGCTGTAGCCCTGATCGTGGAGGAGCGCCGCGGCCTTGCCGGTCTTCTCGGGGCCTTCCATCCGGATCATGCGCTCGCCGGCCTGGGCCTGTCGGACGAGCGCAGCGGTCAACTCGTCGGGGTCTCCGGTCAGCGACACGGCGGGACGGTAGCACCGGGCTTTCCAATCTGACAAAGGACGCTGTAGGGTGCGAGCCGCAACCGGCCAGCAACCAGGAGTCACCCATGAGCGAGCTGCCCCACGGCGAGAGCCAGCTACCCCAGACGCGCAGGACCCGCCGCGGCGGCCTGCTCGCCCAGCCGTACACCGCCAAGCTGGTCGCGAGCCAGCTGTCGATCCGCGTGGACCAGCTGCGCGGGAACGGCGTCACCGAAGGCGAGCCCGACTACCGCAGCAACTCCGAGAGGGTCGCGGACAACGACCTGGCGGATCTCCTCGAGACCGCAGCCGAAGAGCTGCGCGCCGTCAGCTGATGGACATGCGGGACCACGCTCGCGACCTGCACGCCGAGCGTTCCAATCGGGTGCCCGTGTCGCTGGGCCGCGTCCTGCTGCTGACCGTCATCGGACTGCAGGCCATCCTCTTCGTCGCGCTCGAGATCTGGCTCACCGTCAACCTGTCGCTCGGCACCGCGCTGATCGTCGGGGTGATCGTGACCGCGCTCTGGATCGTCTGGCTGCGGATGGTCGAGTTCGACCGCTTCACGGGGACCAACGCGGCCCCACCCACCCAACGTTTCAAGAGGCCTGAGTAGATGAAGCAGCACCCCAAGCACAAGGGCGTCCCGCAGCACTACGGACGGGGCAAGCCGTCGAAGGGCGGGCGCGTCATCCGCACGACGCACACACCGGGGATGAAGAAGGCCGAGACGACCAGCGAGTGGGGCTGCTTCAAGGTCCTGGCGCAGGGTGGAGCGGTGGTGTTCGCCTGCGCGTGGCTGGCTCTTCGAGCTGTCCGACGCTGACCTAGGAGGCCGTGGTGCCCTACCCGGACAGGGAGGACGACGGCCAGGACAAGAACAAGTCGGAGGAAGAGCTCGACGCGGAAGCCCTGACGATCCTTCACAAGATCAAGCGTGGGGAGAGTCGTCGGGACGTGGCGCTCACTCTCGGTATATCCCAGGCGACCCTGGTTCGGCGCCTCCAGAGGGCGATCTTGAACCCAGTCCCGAAGTCAGTTCAGCGGGAGATCGAGGCCGAGCGGCTCGATGATCTAACTCTCCGTGTTCATGAGGCTCTGGAAGCCGGAGTCGCCACGACCGCGGACCTGGCTCTCCTTCTTCGGGAGGCTCGGGCTCTCTCGGCCGCACGAACCAAGCTCCGGGGACTCGCCGAGGTCACATCCTCGAACGACCCGGACGAGGACGACCTGAACGGTCTTCCCGCCGGCCTGAAGGCAGCAGCCGAGGAGGCCGAGCGGCGCATCGCCGAGGAGGGGAGGCGGCTCCGTGGTGAGGCTTCGTGAGCTGTGGGACACCGCGCGGGCGGTGAGTAGGAGGGACGACGTGGCTGCACCGGCTGGCGAGTACGTGCCGTCGATCTACGCCCCGGAGACCTTCGGCCTGGACGATTACCTGGCCCGGCTGAACAATCCGCTGCTCGATCATGCGCACTACCGGCGCCTCTACTGCCAGTACGACCCGCTGCTCTTCGCGCTGATCTACCTCGAGCGGCACCTGATCAGCGACGAGACCGGTGGCAAGGACATCCACCTGTCCCAGCTCCACCTCGACATGGCCGAGCACGCGAAGGCGATGGTCCGCAACGACTGCGGCCCGGCCGAGGAGCGCCATGTTTTCGTCGCCGCGCGCGACTCCGGCAAGTCGACGTGGGCCTGCCAGCCGATCATCGTGCTCTGGGCGATGGCCTTCAGGCACAAGGAAGTGATCGCCTGCTTCACCGCGAACGACACCGCCGCGGGGAAGCTGATGGACTGCGTGCGCACCGAGCTGTCGGAGAACCAGCGCCTGCGCCACGACTTCCCGGAGCTCTGCCGGCCGGCGAAGAACAGCGCGAACCGCACCCGGGCCGACACCCAGAACATGTACATCGCGGCGTCCGGCGTGACGCTGATGGCCTACGGGATCGACTCGAACCAGCTCGGTACGAAGATCGAGAACAAGCGGCCGAAGCTCATCATCTTCGAGGACGTGGAGCCCGACGAGGGCAACTACTCGGACGGGCAGAAGGCCGCGCGGCTCTCCACGATCCGGCAGGCGATCCTCCCGATGAACGATCGAGCGGTCGTCTGGTGGGTCGGCACGACAACGATGTTCGGCTCGGCCGTGCACGATCTCGTGCGCACGGCGCTCGGGGATCCGGTCGAGTGGGTGGTCGAGGACGACTGGCAGATCCACTACTACCCGCCGATCGTGATGCTCCCGGACGGCACCGAGGAGAGCTGCTGGCCGGCGAAGTGGCCGATCAGCTACCTGCAGAAGATCCGCCACCGGCGCACGTTCGCGCTGAACTTCGAGAACAACCCGCGCTCGGTGGAGAACGGGCTGTGGACCCCGACCGACATCGTGGTCGTGCCGGACGCCCCGATGGGGGATCAGGTGCTGGCCATCGACCCCGGGGTCACCAGCCGGCAGACCTCCGACCCGACCGGCATGGCCGTCATCACCTGGGGCGCCCGCCTGGTGGTCGAGTACGCCGAGGAGCTGCGGCTGCAGCCCGACCAGCTGAAGGACATCACGCTGCGGCTGCTGCACGAGAACCCGCGGCTGAAAACGATCCTGATCGAGACGAACAACGGCGGCGAGGCCTGGTCCGACATCATCTGGGCCGCGCTCCCGCCCGGTGTCGAGCTGATCGACGTGTGGCACTCCAAGAACAAGAACGGCCGGTTCGAGCGGCTGCTCGACTTCTACCAGGAGCGCAAGGTCGTGCACGCCGCGGTGCACACAACGCTCGTCCGGCAGATGCTGATGTACCCCAAGGTGAAGAACGACGACGTGATCGACAGCGTCGCGATCGGCGTCGAGCACCAGCTCGAACACCTCTGGGGGAAGCGGTCCCGGCGCACGATCCAGCGTCGGCGGACGAAGTGAAGGGCCGCACCGGGCACGGCGCGACCCTTCACGGGGCGACCGGTGAGGGGACACCGGTCTGGTCTGGTGCTCGCTCGGAAGCGGCCAGGCGTTACTTCGTCAGCTGGGTGATGCGGCCCTTCGTCACGCCGAGCATGGCCGCGACCTCCGTCTTGCTGTGGGTTTCGAGCAGTTCGGACACCGCCTCCCTGATGACCCTGGCGACATCCGAGATGTCCTGGTTCAGCTCGCCGTGGACGGCGCGAGCCCGCTCGATCCGCTCTGCCGGGTCGGCGATCGCCCGCAGCTCGTCGGTGTTCATGTCCCGAGTATACCCCGCATTGAGCAGGGCAAAAGGGTTGCGGCGGCAGGTGTACCCCGCCTATACTCAGAGCATGGAAGCAGCGAAGGCCCAGCTCATCGCCGAGATCGGCCCCGTGGTCAACCCGATGGGCGAGCCCACGATCGAGGTCATCCCGACCCTCATCGTCGGCCCGGTCGGCGACTTCTGCGGCGCCTGCTGGGAGACCGACGCGTGCACCGTGGTGCTCCGCTGGGTCGCGCCGATCGACGGTGTGGAGCGCGAGTTCGCCGTCACGCTGCACCGCGGCTGCGCGGCCGAGTACATCCGGCGCAGCGCGCTCTACGTGCCCGAGCTGGTCGTCGAGCTCGGTCTGTACCAGGGCGTCGACGTCGACGTCGACACCGACGAGCACCGCCTGAACGACCCGAGCTACGACCAGGACGAGTTCGTCGCCATGTACCCGCCGTGCGAGCAGGAGGACTGATCGAGATGCGTATGTGGCTGCTGACCGTGGGCGAGTACGCGGACGAGATGGCGCTCGGTGTGGTGCGCGCGAGCGACATCGCCGAGGCGCGCCGGGTCGCGGGCGAGATGACGATCAACCGCGTCAGCCGTGGCGAGTCGGACGACATGTGCTACGTCTCCGTGACCGAGGTCGAGGACCTGACGCCGCAGGACGAGCAGCACGAGAGCGCGGCGGACTTCGCGGAGTTCCGCGAGCAGCACTACGTCGAGACCGGCGAGGAGCTGTGATGGTCGGCGGCCGGATCTCGAAGAACGACCTGGAGATGCTGGCCACCGACCTCTCCGAGGCGATCGAGCAGGCCCGCGAGGAGTACGCCCCGGACCTGCCGGACGTCGGCCCGCTGGAAGTGCTCGCGGCGCTGCCGGAGTTCCTGGCCGCGCTGACCGCCCAAGCTGAGGGGAGTTGATCATGAGCGAGCAGACCACGATCGCGCGGAAGTGTCCGACCTGCCCCACCGTGCAGACGGTGGTCGTCGACGCCGCGGCTCACGAGCGCTGGCAGGCCGGCGAGTACATCCAGAACGCGTTCCCGCTGCTGACCGCCAACCAGCGCGAGATCCTCATGACCGGCATCTGCCCGAAATGCTGGGACGCGATGCGCGAGGCGACCGACCCGGACGCCGATGCCGAGTGCAGCGGCGTGTGCCTCACCGGTGCCGACGTCGGTGTGCCGTTCGACGGCATCGCCTACGCGCACCCGGACTGCCCGCTGCACGGCGAGAGCGATGGCGACATCGAGGTGGCGCCCGGCGAGCACCCCGAGTACGACAACGCCGCCGCGGCCTCCGAGCGCGCCGCCGAGGAGTCCGCCTACGACGCGTGGGCGATGCAGGACTACGACCGTGACCAGATGGCCAGCATGTACGACGGCCTGGGGCCCGAGGACGTGGAGGAGCAGCGATGATCGAAACGCTCGCCTGCACCGCGCTGATCATCGCGATCACGACCTACACGATCATGAACTGGGAAGAGGTCATCGAGCGCGCTGTGCAGCAGCACGCCGTCGAGGTCGCGCACACCGTCGACCTCTGGTGCGAGGTGTTCGACCTCGTGATGGTGCTGGCCAACCGGTACCAGCAGTGGTTGGAGAAGGTCGGCGGTCTCCCGGTCGAGCAGACCGACCGCACCGCGGCCGTCGTCATGAAGCTGCGCCGCCGGCTCGTGGACGTGACCCGATGACGGGAGAGCTGCTGGTCGCCGGGCTGATCGTCGTGGCGGTGGGCTACGCCATCGTCAGCCTGCTGCGGCTCGCACGGTTCAGCTGGAAGCGCAAGACCCGGAAGTTCTGCCGGGTCCGTCTCACGCACGCGGGCCCGCGGATCGTCTCCCTGTACGTCGACCTGTGGCTGTGGAAGGCCCAGATCCTGCCCCGGAAGAGGAAGGCACGCCGATGACGATCAAGGACATGGGTCCGAGGCTGCGGGAGGTACTCGCCGCCGGGCGCGCCGCAGAGGCCCAGCACGGGCAGGTCGCGCCGCCGTCACGGCCGGAGCCTCCGGCGCCGTACGTCCCCGGTGTCGCCCGACCGGCCCCCGAGGCCGCCGCCATCGCCGACGCGGAGGACGCCGCCGCGCAGGCCCGCCTCTACATCGAGCACGCCCCGGCGGGTGCAGGCGGGGTGGCGCAGGCGAAGGCCACACTCGCCGTAGCGGCCAGCATCGACGCCCTCCGTGAGGCGCTCACGGATCGCCTGGACCTGATCGCCGACCAGATCTCCGAGTTGAAGGACTGAAATGATCTCTGCGAACACCGCTCCCGCCCCTGCCCCCACGACCGCTTGGAAGCGCTGCACGTGGTGGTGCGGCGACGACGAGTGCCCGGCGGCCTGCCCGAACCAGTTCGCCCCCGCGGCCGTCGTCGACGCTGCTCCCATCCCCGCTGCGGCTCCCCAGTGTCCGAGCTGCGACGAGCCGATCCGCGACGTCGCCGGCTACGTCCGGCTGCTCGCCTACCTGGCCGCCATCGCCGACGGGGCCATGACGGCCCACCAGGCCGCAGCCCTGCTGCTCGGCGAGCCTCCGGACGCAGCCGCATGACACCGCGGGAGCGCAAGGACCAGGCGCTGGAAGAGGTCACCTCACAGCTGGAGGAGCCCGACCGCTGGGCCGTCTCGCTGATGTACGAGAGCGTGCCGGTCGCGGTCTACCCGAACCTGTCGGAGGCCGCTGCTATGGGTAAGGCCGCCGAGCTCCGCATGCGCTACCCGACCCACGACGTGCAGCGGTACCGGCGCACGGTGATCTGGGAGGCAGCGTGATCCAGCGCGAGACGATCGAGGACGCGCTCGAGAACGACCGCTGCGGCATCTGCCACTCAGTCGATCACTTCCGCGAGGACTGCCCGCTGTTCACCCAGGGGGACCTGGTCGGCGTCGCCCGGGACCAGAACGGCGTGGACACCGCGACCTGCGAATGCGGCTTCGTCGAGCTGATCACGGGGGACGGGAACTACCTGTTCGTCCCGACCGGGCTCTACCGCTTCGACGTCGACGCCGAGCACTCGATGGTGTCGCAGGTCCACCAGTACCGGTACATCTGCCCGGACTGCTGGGCGAAGCTGCCGGAGGAGTAGGACATGCCTGCAGGAGCTGCGGTCTTCTTCATCATCACGGTGGTGGCCGGCGCGGTCATCGCGCTGAAGGCGCTGGCCGCGGCGTTCCGGGCGTTCTGGGCCGGCGTGGTCGAGATCGCAACGCACGTGGCCACCGTCATCGGCGTGGTGATCTGCGTGCTCGGCGGGTTGGCCACGCTGGTCGCCCTGCTCTACGTGGCCGGCACGTTCGCCGAGCGGCTGTACCGGCTGCGCCTGGGCGCGCGGCACCAGCGCGACCAGCTCGCGATGGAGTGGGACCAGATGATCATGAAGAACGACTCGCCGGCCAGCATCGGTTGGGACGGCCCATTCCCGGAGGACTTCGATGGCTGACGAGTACTACCTGGTTCGGCGCGACGACACGGACGGGTCAGTGATCGAGCTGACGCCGCTGCCGGCAGACACGATCATCGGACCAGTGCCGCACGACCTGCGCGTGCGCGCGAACGCCGACCCGACGCTGCGGGCGATCCGGTTCGGCACCGACGACGAGGCCCGCGAGGCCTACGACCTGTTGATCAACACGGTGGCCACGTTGACCACCGAGAACAGCAAGCTGCGGCCGATGGAGCAGCGGGCCCGGTTCGCCGCCGTCAACCCGCTGTCCTCGGAGGTCGAGCGCGCCACCGGGCTGGCGATCCTGGGGAGGCCGTCAGCATGAGCGAGCTGATGTTCGTGCGGCTGCACGAAATCAACGACTGGGAGGGCGAGTCCTGGAGCTGGTGGTTGCAGCTGACCGGGAACGAAGCGGAGATCAACAAGCTCGAGGAGATCCTCGACGTCTGGGCCCCAGACTGGTCCCCCGACGACCCGCCGTTCTTGCTGCACCGCAGCGACGTCGAGCCGGAGGTCGTTGTCGACAAGCTGGTGCAGTACGCCGCGGTGAACTACTACCCCCTGCACAACAAGATCACCGGTGTACTCACCTGCCCCGACGACCTGGGCGTGAACCCTGAGCTGCTCTACAAGGGCGCGATCAGGACCTGCTTCCGGAGGCCGTCCGATGGCTGAGTCCCTGCACGTCACGCACATCGGCCGCTCGTGGGACGGCACCTCGCTGGAGGACGAGTGCCCGTGCCCGAAGGCGCCGTGCGGCCTGGTCAGCTCGGACGCCGTCGACCCGGCGTGCGATCAGCACCCGTCGGAGCGCCGCAAGACCATGCGGCAGATCCACACCGCAGCGGTCTGCCCCGGCCCGCGGGCCATCGTCCGCTACCAGGTCGACGCCCGCTGGTTCTTCGACGACCGCGAGAAGGCACGCCGGTTCGCCGAGGCGCTGCTGCTGATGGGGGCCGACTCGGCGACGGCGGGGCGGCTATGAGCTGTCTCGACTACGAGGTGGAGGCGGTGCTGGCCGCATGGGCTGCGCTGAAGGCCCGCAAGTCCCCCCGCCCTGTCGACGGCCGCCCGGTCGGCGCCGAGCTGCGGGCCGCGCTCGTCCTGCTGGAGGACAAGTGGGAGATGACGTCCGGGCACCGCGCGCTGGAGCGACTGGCCGCCGCGGCGGTCGAGCTGCGCGACGCCGCGTCGTCGCAGGACTCCGCGCGCGTCACCCGGGCGTACACGGAGTTCATCACGACCCTGGAGGCGATCGACGCCATCGACGCCTGGCAGCGGACATGACGTACGAGGGCGGCTGGGCATGGGTCTGCGAGTCCTGCGAGGTCGGCGGTGTATCCGCCGATCGGCCGCCGGTGTGCTGGTGCTGCGGCGCGCCGGCCACCCCCGTGACCGCCCGGACGGCGGTCGACCAGCTCCGGCAGTCGATCGCCGGATACGAGGTGGTGCGGCCGTGGTGACGACGTGGTTCCGGTGGTTCTTCCTGTGCTGGGCGGTGTGGATCGCGCTGGTCAGCTGGTACTACGGGCTGGTCCCGACCGAGGGCATGGGGCTGTTCGCGCTCGTCCTCATCATCGTTTTCCTGAAGATCGCCCAGACGAGAGCGGGGCCACGTCATGGCTGAGACCACCTGCTCGCGGGGCTGCACCTGCACCCGGTGCCAGCGCAACCGCACCGCCTTCGCCCAGGTGATGGCCGAGCGAGCGGAGGCGAACTCTCAGCTGGCCGCGGCGCTGAACACCTGGCGCTGGTGTTGGGACTGTGCCGCCACGAAGCAGACCTGCGACGAGGCCCGGATGGAGGACCCGCCGCGGAAGTGCTGCCCGGACTGCCGACACCGGAACGCCAAGGACGCCCGGGTCAACTGGCTGACCACGGAGGACGGATGACCCTGCGCGAGTGCGACGAGACCTTCTTCTGGTTCCTCACCCTGCTGACCGACGAGGGCGAGCTGAACCTGTGGCCGTGCCGGAAGTGCGGGGCGATGGTGCACGGCGGGCTGCGTGGCCGACACCGGAAGTTCCACGAGGAGCTGGAGGAGAAGAGCTGATCATGGGACAGACGATCGACTACCTGGTGACCATCGAGACCGTCTCGTGCTGCAGCTGCGGCGTGCTGTTCGGGATGCCGGAGCAGATGCTGCGGGCTCGGCGCGATGACGGGCAGGAGTTCTTCTGCCCGTCCGGCCACCGGCAGCACTTCACCGAGACCGAGGCGGCCCGGTTGCGGAAGAAGCTCGAGAGCACCGAGCGCAGCCTGAAGTACGTCCAGACCTCCCGGGACGCCGCACGCGACCAGCTGCAGGCGGCCGAGCGATCGCGTCGGGCGCTGAAGGGCGTGGTCACCCGGCAGCGCAACCGCGTAGCCGCGGGGGTGTGCCCGGTCGACAACTGCCGCCGCCACTTCAACGACCTCGGCCGGCACATGACCACCGAGCATCCGGACTACGCGCACGAGGAGTCGACGTGACCGAGAACTGCGGCCAGGGCCACGACACCACGAAGATCGGATGTAAGCACGCTGCCGCTGCGCGCGAGCTGGAGCAGCTGCGCGCGCAGATCTCCGAGATCGTCGAGAAGCTGCTGCTCACCCCGGATAGGCCGCTCATGCCCTGGCCGGAGCTGCCGCAGGACCTGGCGCTGATCTGCGTCCAGCTGGACGGCTACGACGCCATGGTGAAGGCGCTGGGCAACGAGCTCGACCGGATGCGCAACAGCCACCGTGCGGTGACGGCCGGTCTGTTCCGCGAGCTGTCGAAGCTGCGCAATGAGGTGGCCACCGACCCGCACGACGACGCTCGCGACTACCGCACGCTCGCCGACGAGGTGATCAAGTGGTTCAACCCGGCGGACGACGACGTCGCCGAGGTGGCCATCCACATGGACGCCGTGAAGGCGGCGGCCCGGTACATCGAATCGCTGGCCTGCCGGTGCACGCCGGAGGCCGTCCACTACGACGACGAGCCGTGCGCACGCTGCGCCGCGCTCGGTCGCGTCGCCGACCGGCCCGAGGAGCGCTGATGCTGATCCTCGGCTTCCTGTTCGCGGGAATGACGATGGTGGCCTGCCTGGTCACCGTGGCGATGCGGGGCGCGATGGGCCCGGACGAGCTGTTGGCCTGGGTCATCGTGGCCGCGGTGTTCCCGGTCAGCGGCGCGCTGGCCGGACGAGGGAGGGACTGATGGAAGCACTGTTCGGATTCGACTGGTGGGACGTCGGCATCGTCGTGCTCGTCCTCCTCGGCCTGCTGGCATTCGTGACCAGCGTCGAGAAGGGCAAGCGCCGCAGCGAGCAGAAGCGTTGGGAGAGGCACAACCGGTGACGGAGATGATCGGGGTCGGACAGTACGTCGACGGCGGGCCCCACGAGACCGACTGGGTCAAGAGAATGCGCGGCCTGCTCGCGAAGCGCGTGGTCGTCACCCTGAACGACGACGCATCGGTCCAGCTCCGCGGCGTGCTGATCGCCTTCACCGACCAGGGCGAGGTCTGCCTCATGGAGCCGTGGACCGGCGAGACCACCTGGGGCTGGCCGTGCCTGCACGTCGCCGAGCTCCCGCCGCAGTGCGCAGTGTTCGCGATGCCGCGGCCGGCGCAGGTCGTGGTGTCGCGAGAGCTGCTCGACGACCGGAGGGACAGATGAAGGTCACGTACTACACCGTCGCCACCACCACCGGAGCCGCCGCGCACCTGTCGAACGTGCGGGAGGGGAACACGCTGTGCGGACGGGCGATCGCCAACCGCGGGATCCCGTTCGCCGCCCCCATGTGCACCCGGTGCGAGCGGACCGCGCTCATCTACATGCCGCTGACCGAGTCGCCCGCCGAGCCGGAGAAGCCGCCCACCTGCCCAGCGCACGGCGAGGAGCGCTGCATCCGGTGCTCCCGGATCGGCACGGCCTACCTGGTGGAGGAGCCCGAGGAGGGCCCGGCGCCAGCCTGCTGCGGCTGCGACTACTGGGCCGAGACCGGCATGCACTGGGACACCTGCCCGTGCCGGATCCACGGGGACGTCGTGATCCACCCGATGTTCCGAGAGGAGTGACCGTGGATCTCGACTGGAACGATGAGGACCTCTGGGACAAGGTCGACGAGGGCTTTGGCGTCCGGGACCTGGAGCCCGCGTTGCGGGCTTTCCTCGCGTACCTGATTTCTATCGGATGGACTCCCCCGATGAAGGAGAGCGGGTCATGAGCGGTTGCGGGATCTTCTGCGACGGCACCGACGGGCCGATGACGGCCAAGCAGCGTCGTGAGTACGACGCCACGGTGGAGTCGTTGGGCGGCCCAAGCAGCAAGGCCGGGAAGAAGTGGATCGACGACCAGCACAAGAAGTTCAAGGCCGCGCAGCGGGCGCACAAGCACCGGTGACCGGTCAGAGCTGGCCGACCGGTGCGGACTACACGATCGTCCTGCCGTTGGCGGACGGCACGGACCCGCGCCCGGTGCTCTGCGACGCGACGCTGCGGCACGCCCACGGCGTCACGCGGTGCACGCTGCCGGCCGGGCACCGGGACCCGCTGAAGCACCGCGGCCACTGCTATCGGGAGGAGTGCTGGGACGTGGTCCTGGAGTGGACGCAGCAACACGAGAGCTGGCCGATCGCATGACCGACCCCGAGATCGGCTTCGAGAAGGTCTTCCTGGAGAAGCTGCGGTTCGCGGTCACCCAGGAGATCGCCGAGGAGCAGGCGCACGCGCTCACGATGGACGTGGCCATGAGCAACTGGTTCGCCCGCCGGATGATGGTGCGGCTGGACCGTGAGGTCTACGCGCACCGCACGCACGTGGAGACCCGCACCTTGCCGGTGTCCGGCCGGGTGGTGCTCGACGAGCCGCCGACGGACGTGCTGGTCGAGCTGCCGCGCGGGTTCTGGCGCTGGCTGTTCCGTCGGCCGCCACGAGCGCGCTGGCTGCCGGTGGCCGGATATGCCGCGGTACGGCCGTATGTCGAGGGCACCGCGGACGTGCGCGCTGAGTACTTCTCCGCGTTCCCCGACCCGACGATGCGGTTCCCCGACAGCCTGGGCCCGATCGTGACCTACGTGCAGACCTCGTCCCCGGAGAACATCAGGTGGGAGGAGCGCTGATACCCTAGTTATCATGACTGGTCGCAGGCCATGGCCCCGATCTCCGGAACGGTACGAGGTAGACGAGGACGGCACGGTCTTCCACCGCGGTGGTACGGCGCTGACCACGTTCCCCGACCCGAAGGGCTACCTGCGAGCGAACGTCTACGACGACAGCCGCGGCGGGAAGCGGATCCAGATCCAGGTGCACGTGATGGTCTGCGAGACCTTCCACGGCCCTCGGCCAGACGGGAAGCAGGTCGCTCACGACAACGGGGTCAAGACGGACCTGCGGCCGGGGAACCTCTCCTGGAAGACGCCGCTGGAGAACTCCGCCGACTCGATCCGGCACGGCGTGCTGTTGGCCTCAGCGGGGGAGGGACACCACCTGGCCAAGCTCAACCCGGACAAGGTGCGCACGATCCGGGCCGAGCACGCGGGGGGCGCGTCGATCTCCGACCTCGCACGGCGGTTCGAGGTCAACTACACGGCCATCTCGCAGGTCGTCCGCGGGATCAGCTGGAAACACGTCACGTAAGAAGATCAACTAAGGAGTCACATGTTCCGGAAGATACTGCTCCCCCTGGCCGTGCTCGGCCTGCTCGTCGGCGTGCCGGCGTGCGGGTCCGACCCGTGCCTGAAGCTCCCCGCACCGACCGAGCAGGAGACCGCCATCGTGGTGTCCGGCGCCGAGGTCGAGCGCACACTGGCCGGCGGCTACGAGTGCGAGCTCGTGCAGCACGAGGATGGGCACTGGAGCTGGGCGCAGGAACGCGACTGACCCCGGACACGCCAAAGAGAGCCCCCGCGCACCTGGTCTGGTGCACGGGGGCTCTCTTTGCTGCCGGGGAGCGGCGTCTGTCTACTTCGGCCGGAGGCTAGCGGGTGATGGGTGTGCCACCGGGGGCCGACGTCGGGCGACGGCGACAGGTCGTGGTGTGCGCCTCGCGCCGCCGCTCGGTGGTGTGCTCGAACAACGACGTCGTACGCCACAGGCAGCCCGGATACGGGCAGTGCGCGGTGACGATCGTCGGCTTGGCCATCAGCCGTGGATGACGATCCGGTACTCGCCCGCGGTGGTCGCGACGGCGAACCGCACGGTGACGTTGTTGACGTCGGTCGCCTCCCAGTCGGTGATGACCGCGTCGAAGGAACCGGTCGTCCGGACCACCGCGACCGTCACGTCCCGGGTGTTGAGGTTGTGGTTGCACACGGTCGATGTCGCCGCCGCGGTGTTGAACGCGGCCTTCCGCACGACCACCGAGGGGTTGATCGCCACGTCGTCGGCGTTCACCGTGATGCCGGTGCCGGCCCCGACCACCAGCGCGCCGGTGGAGAACGTCAGGCCGGCGCCCGCGTCCACTGACACGTCGTCGGCGGCTACGTTGATCCCGTTGCCTTCGCCGACGTTGAACGTGTTCGCGGGCGAATCGGTCAGGCCGCCGCCCGCGGTGTAGACCGCACCGCCGCCCGCCCCGAACTGGACCCAGACCTGCGGCGTCGTGCCCACCGTGGTGACGGTGGCGGTCTGGGTGTACGCGGTGTCGGCGTTGACCGTGCCCTCGCGGATGAACACGGTGGCGTTGTGCAGCTCGGCGGTCGTATCCGCGTCGGTCGCGCGGGTGGGCGCGCCGGAGACGTTGACGGTGTAGATGCCGTTCTCTTGCCCAGCCGACTGGTTCTTGATCAGGATCCGGTCGCCGGTGACCAGCGCGACACCGTCGATCGTGTCGCCGTTCTCGAAGGCGGAGGCCAGCGTGCCGTTCGCGGTGGTGGCGGCCCGGACCGCTGTCTTCCACGTCAGCCCCGCGAGGAGCGCGTCCACGTACTGCTTGTTCGCAGCGTCGGTGGCGACCGACGGGTCGGCCAGCGCCTGGATGCGCTGATTCGCGAGGTTGAGCCCGTTCAGGACCGTGGTGGCCATGCTCTATCCCTTCTCAGACGAGACGTGCAGACCCGGTCTGCGGACTGGCGAAAGTGATCGTGATGGTGTTCAGCGACCCGTAGTCGACGTCGGCGATGACCTGCTCGTCGGCGACCCGAATCGAGACGGCGGGGTAGAGGCCGAGGTTGTGCGTGATGATCCAGTTCGACGACGGGTCGGTCTGGGTGTGGACGAACCCCGCGCCCGCGGCGCCCGGCGGTCCCTGCGGCCCGGCGACCGGCAGCACCAGCACATCCGGCGGGACGTTGCCGGGCACGTTGGTGATCTGGACCGGTGCCGGGTCGACCTTGACCTCAAGGGGAGACGTCATGGATCAACCCCTGCGCTAGCAGCAGCTCCGGCGCGCCGACACCGCCCACGTAGTAGAGCCGGCTGGCCACCGGCAAGAGCCCGAGCAGCGCGGCCACGACGGCCTTGTCCTCGTGGAACGTGGCCGTGTCGGTGACCACGGCTGCGGTCCAGGTCGCGAGCACCGCATCGGCCGCGCTGAGGAACTTCAGCTGCATGGTCGTGCTGGCCGGGAAGTTGCTCCCGTCCGCCGTCCGCACGACCTGGAAGAAGTCGGCGTCGCTGGAGAGCGTGAAGCTCGACCGGACCGGGAGGACCCCGAAGTTGATCGTCACCCGAGCTCCACCCGGGAGTGCCGGCCGGTGGCCACCAGCTCGACCCGCGCCCACACCTGGGTGCGCACGAACATGCCGGCCACCAGGGCGACGAATCCCATCACGGTGGCCTGCTCCTCCGGAGTCAGCTGCAGCCCCCAGGCGATGCCGAGCGCGAGCAGGGCCTGCACGAGGCCGAGCACGAACGGCAGCATCTTGTCCGCCGCGACCCCCCAGGCCGTGATGATCCCAGCGATCGCTGCGGCCACGGCGTTCACCGCGCCCTGCATGTCCGGCGTCAGATCCATGAACACGACGGTGCCGGCCTGCGCCAGCAGGGACACGAAGGCAGTGAGCAACGCGGGCTCACGCCCGAGCCGAGACAGGTTGATCGTCATCGCGGCACCTTCTCCTTGATCCGGTAGATGTGGATCGTCAGCCAGAACCAGGCCGACAGGAACGCCGCCATGCCCAGGTGGGCGTGCCGGGCACGTGGATGCACGCCGAGCCAGCGCGCCAGACAGCGCGACAGCGTCTCGTGCTTGCAGTAGCGGAAGGCCGCGAGCTCGAGCACGGAGAAGCTGACCGCCGTGGAGACGACCCACGCCGGCCAGGCCCACCGCCACACGATCAGGCCTTCGGCTGGACGATCAGGGAGACCCCGATCGTCGTCTTCGGGTCCAGTCGGCGACCCTCGACCGTGAAGCTCCGGACGCCCGCGGGGAGCTTCCAGAAGTCCTTCTTCGGGTCGGCCTCGCCGATCGGCTTCAGCGCGTCCCAGGCCACCACCCGCATAGTCGCGGTGCCCCAGTGGAACGCCCACCGGACCCATGCGTGCGCGACGACCGCGGAGTTGTCGCCGGCCTCGGCCGGGCAGCTGGCCCGGAAGTTCAGCCCGGCCGGGTCCGGGGCCCAGTCGTCGTTGTAGAACTTCAGGTCGATCGTCTGCACGGGGTCTCCCAGTTGCGGCGGGGTGACGGGCGGTGCCCCTTCCCAGGGCAGGTTCATGTCGGCGATGCGCTCGTAGGCGTGGATGCCGGGGCACGCGGTCTGCTTCACGTCCCGGTGTCCGCCGTTGAGCTGCGGGACGCGCCACCAGCCGGCAATCTGCCCGCGCCAGAGCAGCCACCGGATCGCGTCGACCTGGTGGTTGGTCGGCGACAGCACCTCGTAGTTGCCGATCAAGCAGATGGCCCGCGACGTGCTGTTCCGCCCGCCGGTGTGCGTGCCGCGCTTCGTGACCGAGTGGCCCTGGAAGATCCGCCCGCTACGGGGGATGACGAACGTGTAGGAGATGCCGGCGCCGAACCGAGCCTGGCCGATCTGCTCCATGAGCTTCACGGCGTTGCGGTCCTGCTCGAAGCTCGCGCTCTCCGGCGGCGCCTGCGTGACGCTGTGGTGCAACCAGACCTCCTTGGCCGGCTGCGTCGTGGTGTGGCCGTCCCCGTCCGGGTGCTCGGCGCCCCACTCCTTGCGCGTGATGATCGGGCCGGGCATCAGTCGGCCGCTTCAACCCGGTGGTGCCGCCCGGAGTCGGAGATGCCGGCGATCGCCGTCGAGTCCCACGGCTCCGAGCACGGGGTCTCGGCCGGCGGGCCGAACAGGTGGTCGGCGGTCTCGTTGAAGATCAGGAGGTCGGCGTCGTCCTCGCGCTCTTCGTCGCTGAACCAGCCGAACGGGTCGTCGTACCGCCAGGTCATGCTGACTCCTTAGCTAAGGCGTGCGCGGACCACCCAGTTGTCGTCGTAGTGGCCGGCGCGCGTGGTCCCGAAAGCGCCACCACAGGTGATCAACCGCAGCTCCGGCGTCTCTGTCGGGGCGTAGATCTCGTCGGTCGGGAACGCGGCCTTCGCGTACCGGTCGACGCGGTAGACCAGGAAGCGAGCGCGCGAACCGTCCAGGCGCTCGATGAGCACCTCGTCGCCGACGTGCAGCTCGGAGAGCCGGTGGAAGATCCCGGGACGGCCCTTCACGCCGTCGATCGGTCCGTCGACGTGGCCGACCACCACCGCGGGGATGCCGAGCTCGCCGGGGAGCGGGTCGTCCGCAACGCTCTTCGGGTCCCGGCCGCCGTACCAGGCGGCCTGCAGGGTGTGCAGGTCGCTGACGTCGATCTCGTCGTCGGCGTTCAGCACGACCGGGATGAGCGAGGACTCGGCGCCGAGCGTGGGGAGCGTCAGCCAGTTCGGCGGCGACTGCGACGGCACCGGGGTGGTGATGGCCGGCGGCTGCTCGACCGGCTGCAGCACGCTGGAGGCCGGGACCCCCGGAGCGCTGCACCCGACCAGCAGGCACAGCGCTCCGAGGATGAGCCAGAACGGCCTCACGTCAGGCCGGGCCGCCACCGGTGTCGACGCCACCGGAGGGCACGTCGACGTCAACATCCACATCGATGTCGTTGTCGTCGTCCACGCCGTCGTTGTCGTCGGGGTCCTCGACATCGACCCCGTCGCCCTCACAGGCCACGCCGTTGTTGTTGGCGTCGAGCTTGTGCGGGTCGTTGGCGTCCTGGTTGAGCACGGTCTGCGCCGAGGTGCCGTCCGGACGCGGGAAGTCACCGCAGTCCAGGTCGACGAAGTCGATCACGGGGGGAGCGGGCTCGGTCGTCGGCGCGGGCGTGGTGGTGGGCGCGGGGTCGTCCGCGGCGCACGCCTCGGTCTGGTCAGCCACAGAGGCCTCGAGAAGTGTCTGCTTGTCCGCGAGCTTGCGGTCGGCCTTCTCGATCTCGTCCCGCTTGTCCTCGATGGCCTGGAACGGCTTCGGCTCCGTGTTCTCCAGGACCACCAGCTGTGCGTTCAGCAGGTCGACCTTGTCCTGCGCCTCGTCGCGGGCCTTCGTCGCCTTCGTGGCGGCCTTACCGGCCTCCGTGCACGCGGAGGTGCCTGGACCGGTGTCTCCCTCCTGCGCCAGCGCGGCAGGCGCTGCCAGGGCCAGGCCGATCCCCAGCGCCAGAACGGCGCCGGCTACAGCGAACTTCCTCTTCATGGGTCTCCCTTTCGGGTTTCCGCCCGGGAGCCAGGTGGCTCCCGGGATGTCTATGGCCGAGTTGGCCGGTACGCGCGGTGCGGGCCGGAGCCGACCACCGCCTCGATGCCCGCCAGGCGTTCTCCGTGCCTGGTCTGGACCGTGCGCAGCTCGCGGACCTCGGTCTCGATCCGATTCACGGCGTCCGCCATGGACGAGCCGCCGTTCGCGGTGACCGCGCTGACCACGCTGTCCTGCTTCTTCCGGGCCCGGACCATCTCGACGAGCACGCCCGACATCACCAGGCCGACCGCGGTCACCACGGCCACCATCACCGGCTCGGTCACGGCTAACGACCCGCGAGGCTGGGCGGGCCGGGGAGTCCCGGCTTCACCAGGCCTTCGAGCGTCACTCCATCACGGAAGATCATCAGCTCTACCCCCTGGTCGGTGAACAGAACGGGCTGCAGCTCGGTCTGGAACTCGGACTCATCGCCCTCGGGGCGCGGGTTCTCGTCGTCGGCGTCCGGCACGTAGGCCACCCAGATGACGACCACCGCCCACCCGACGATCGGCTCCTCCCAGTCGTCTCCGTGCTCGTTGGACAGCCGCGCGAGCCAGCCGCTCGAGTCCGGGGCGAAGTGCAGGACAGATCCGACAGTGGGCCTCACGTCATCGACTCCTTGGTTGAGGTCTGGTGCGACGGCCGGCAGCTCGAGGACGACCGGGCCAGCCCCGAACTGCTGGACCTGGGCCATGAGCTGCTCGGCGATCGCCTGGCCGAAGTCGACCGCCGCGGAGCCTCGCGTCCTGGGGGGCAGGAAGCCCAGGCCCATCTGCGGTGCGCGGATGGTTCTGGGCATGCGGGAGCTCCGCGGCGGCCGAGGGTTCGGTATCCGCGGTGGGTGGGGCATCGGCTACTTGGTGTAGGTGACCCGGATGTAGGGCCGCCGGTCCAGGTTGTCGACCCCGGCGAACTTCGTCTGCGCGTTCAGGATCGGCGAGCAGACGTGCATCGCGTTGTCGCCGCCGATGATGTCGTCCAGGAAGTCGCCGAGGATGTCGACCTCGTGGAACTGACCGGTCGGGAAGTCGTCGTCGAATCCGTACTCGATGCTGCCGGCGCCCAGCGTCCCGGGCGGAGTGGTGGCGGTGGATCCCTCGAAGCCCAGCGAGCCGTTGGTCTCCTGGGTGGAGTCGCACCACATGCCGAGCACCGCGGACTGGATGGTGGCTCCGGTCATCTCCGTCCGGATGTCCGCGCCGTCGAAGATGACGATCGACCGCGTGTTGCCCTTGCCGTCGCCCCAGTTGCCCCGCCAGGCCAGCTCGTCGTCGGCGAACGGGTTGCTGGATCCGTCGTAGGACTGCGAGTCCGTAGCGCGCCAGGTGGTGGTCCGCTGGAAGGTGCCGGACGGGTTGCCGGTGCCGCCGCTGTTCATGGCCGCACCGAGCGCGCCGACGTCCATCGCGTAGAGGTTCCAGCCGCCGCTGTTCACGAACGTCAGGTTGGTGCCGCTGGGGACCTCACGGGACTGCAGCGCGAAGGTCACGGTCGCGGTGTCGAACGGGTCCTCGCTGAGCGCGAACAGCACGCCGGGGGAGATCATCCCGTAGTTGTCGATGGTGAGCCGGCCAGCGCCGAGGTCGGTGGGGCCGTTGCCGAGCGAGTCGGTGACCACCCACTTGTACTCGAGGTCGTTCGCCAGGCCGCTGGCGTTGTCGCAGCGCAGCGGGGTGGTGCTGATGAAGTAGAGCCGGCCGCCCTCTGCGGGGAACCGGAACCACCCGGTGCCGGTGAAGGTGTTGTCGCCCGGTGCGGGCGGGGTGCCGAAGGTGCCGTGGAAGCCGACGAGGTCTCCGGATGCCATGTTCTTGATCTCCTAGGTCACTGAGTGCCGAGCCAGCGCGCGGCGAAGAATGTCTGGGTGTCGTTGCCGTTGTTGACGTTCAGCGAGGTACCGCTCCTGTTGCGTACCACAGCGGTGACGTAGTCCCCCGCGGTGAAGAAGTGCTGCAGGTAGATGTGGTTCACCTGCGGGGCAATGGTGTCGCTGGGCGCCACGTTCAGTGCGTCCGAACCGAGCTCGTCGGCGGTGCCCATCGTGACGCTGGTGCCGTGGTTCTTCTGGACGGTGGCGAACCGCGTAGCGGCGTTGGAGTCGTTCAGCGGCTGCCAGTCGATGTGCAGGATCACCTCGTAGACCCCGGACGTGGTGAACGTGATCCGCTCGGGGCTCACCGACGGGCTGTGCATGCCGTCGGTGTCGAACGACTCCGAGTTCCAGGTCAACAGGACCTCTCCGGAGGAGGTGTCGAGCGAGACCCCAACGGTGTCGTATACCAGCACCCGCGGGCGGTTGAGCAGGAACTGCTGGGCGTCCCGCAGGACACCGTTGAACGCCACGGCGGTGACGGTATCGCCGGTGGCCCAGGTCCGTTGGGCCGGAATGGTGGCCATCTACAGGCTCCCGATCCAACGAACGGACAGCCAGGTCCGAAGGTCCGTGGACGACATCATCGCGTCCAAGTTGCCGGCGCTGGTCTGGCGGCAGTACAAGAGCGTTTGGTCTCCGATTTCCAGCTCGACGTAGGTGGCGAGCTGCAGCGCGGTCTGGGTGGTCCCGGTGCCCCCGGGCAGGTTCGCGTTCCGCTGCCCGCTGCGGCAGAACGCGGGGGTCAGCACCCCGTTGCGGACGACGTCCAGCGACAGCCCACGCACCCCGGTGGAGTTGTCCGCGAACATCACCTGCGCGGTGATGGCGTAGCACCCCGGGGTCTTGATGGTGACGGTCGTGCCGCCCGAGTGCATGTCGTCGTGATCGACTAGGGGGACGTTCCAACTCAGCGCGGTCCAGTCGGTGTTGTTGATGGACTGGCCAGATGACCCGGTCAGCAGCGCCCACGGCGAGTCTTCGCCGATGAAGAACTCGATCGCGTCCCGGATGTGGGTGTTGAGCTGGGAGAACGTGGCGAGCTCGCCGGGAGACCAGGTCCTCGGCACGGGTGCCGGCATGGGCGTGACCTCCTTAGGGAGCGATCCAGACCATGCCGAAGAAGCACGATCGGACGTTGTTGCTGTCGGGGATGTTCCAGAACTCGCAGTTGGAGTTGTCGCCGTTCAGGGCGAACGCCTCCACGTATTCACCGGCGTTGAGGTGCACGAACCCGGTGCAGCTGGCCATACTGCTGCCCGTGTCGCCCAAGAGGGCGAACTCGGAGGCGGCCCGCCGGTCCGAGCACACCTCGTCACCGTTGCCCGCGGTCCCACCGGCGTTCTTCTCGACTGCGATCGAGCGCCCACCCTGCATGAAGCCGTCCGGGATGAAGAGGAGCACCTCCCAGCGCGAGGACAGCCAGACCTGGTAGTAGCCCGCGGTCACCGCGATCAGCCGAGAGTTGTTCGTGCTGTCGTCGTGCATGCCGGCCTCGGTCTCGGTCACCGTGGTGTCCCACTGCAGCCGGGTCCAGACGTTCTCGAGCAGGTCCGGGTTGCTCGAATGGCGCACGAGCACCCGCTGCGGGCCGTTGCAGAAGTTCGTCGCATCCCTGATGTCGGTGTTGAAGTCGGCCGCGGTGGGGACGTCGTTCAGCGCCCAGGTCTGGGGGTTGGGGACGGTCGCCATCTCAGGTCACCCGAGGAACGTGTCGACGTCGAGCGTGCTGGCACCCAAGATCCATCCAGTCTCTCCGGGGTAGGTCGTGAGCAGGAACGGCGCGAGGCTGAACGTGGTCTCCCAGCGGTTCGGCATGACCCGATGCGCGATCTGCTCGATGGAGCAGTCGAGCTCGATCGGCTCGCTGCTGCCGAACGGCCGGCGGCGCACGGTGACTCGGTCCCCGATCTCCACGCCCAGCGCTACCGGCCACAGGTCCGGGTTGGCCGACGGGGCGATCGTGATCCGGGACAGCCGGAGCCGCGGCTGCGCGTAGTTCTCCAGCACCCAGTCGACTTCGGCCTCGCACTGCGACACCGACGCGACGCCGCTGGTCTTGTCCAGGTTGCGGGTGAAGTACGAGTCGATCGACGCCTGGTCGCGCTGCCGGGCCGACGCGTTGCCGCTCGAGGTCTTGCCGGCCGCTCGGGTGATCTTGACGTCGTTGTAGACGTACTTCGGGTCGTAGTCGATCTGGACGTCGGTCTCGTACGGGATCTCCCCGTTGGCCTCGTCCTCGCCGAAGACCCACTTCGTGGTCTGGTTGAAGCGGTTCGCGCGGTCGATGAACCGGAAGTTGCCCGAGCTGTCGGCGAAGACGATGCCGTTCTCCCAGTTCGCCACGTCCTGCACCGCGGCCAACAAGCTCTGGTTAGCGATGGTGTTCGCCGCGCCGAGCAGCGACAGCCCCTCATCGATCGCCCGACCGCCGGTCCAGCCGGCGTAGTTGAGCAGCCGGGACATCCGGGCGCCGCTCTTCTCCGGGAAGCCGAACAGCCCGGAGTTGGCCCGCACCGCGATGCGTCGAGTGTCCGCCACGGCCAGCTCGTACACCGCGGCGTGGGCGAAGTCGCCGACCGCGAAGTTCTGGTTGGGGAACTCGTCGGCCAGTCCGCCGATGTAGATCCGATCGATAGTGCTCGCCGGGACCGACGGCAGGACGCTGTTGATCTGCTGCACGCCGTCGATCCACAGCTGGATCGTGGTGGCGGTCAGGTGCAGCACGTAGTGGTGCCACTCGCCGTCGTTGCGCCCGGACACCCCGGAGTTGAAGCCCTGCGCGACCCCCGCCGCGGAGTAGACGTTGACCGCGACCGAGCCCGAGGCCGAGTCCATGTAGAGCAACGCGACCCGCCGCAGCGGCTCCGAGCCGAAGCCGCTGGCCTTCAGCCCGATCAGCCCGTAGTCCTGACCGACAGTGGTCTCGGAGATCTTCGCCCAGGTCTCGACGAGGATCCCGTTCGGCGACAGCTGCGGCAGGGTCAGCTGGCCGACCAGGCAGGTGCCGTAGATGGAGTTCGGGGCGTCATCGGTGGCGGTGATGCTGCGGGTCTGGCGCCAGCAGGTCGACTCCTCGCCCTGCAGGTCCAGATCGGCGTTGAAGCTGCCGGTGCCGCCGCCGTTGGCCGATCTGGTGGCCACCAGCGCGTCGGTGGTGGTCTCGCTCTTGTTGGCCGCGGTGGTGGCCAGCGAACCGTCGTCGAGCGGCCAGTACGCGTGCGGCTCGTCGGCGAGGATCTCCGCGCCGAGCGTGCCCTCCAGCCGGGTGGCGGCCAGCGTGGCGAAACCGTCGACCCCCTCCAGCGGGCTGGTGCCGTACTCCTCGTCCCACATCTGCGGCCAGCGCTCGACGTACCCGGTGAACAGCGGGTACGTGGTGCCGTTCCACACCGCGCGGATCCGGTACGGGGTGAAGACCTTCACGTTAGGGCTGTAGATCGACAGAGAGTTGCTGGGGTCCAGCGCGCCGTCGTCGTTGCGCATCCGGACGTCGGCCTCGCCGGCCTCGGTGCGGGTGAGCTCGTAGTCCCGACCGCGGCGGGTGTTGAAGCTCAGCGCCCGGGTGGTGACGTTGGTCCAGGTCGGGACCAAGTCCGGGTCGTTCGGGTCGTCCCCGAACCCGATCTGGTGGGTCATCGCCGGCCAGTTCGGGTTGACGTTGGTCGTGACCGGCGCGCCCTCCTTGAGCGCGATCATGGACCACACCGAGTTGGCGTCGGGAGCGACCGTCCAGGTGGTGGAGTACGCCGTCGCGACACCGACCACGCGGTACGCGCAGCGCATCATCACGTCGTCCTCGGGGACCGTGTTCGCGTCCGACGTGATCAAGCCGAGGTCGGTGAAGCTGTTCGGCGTGGTGTGGGTGAGCGTCCGGTCCGAGAAGCCGGTGGCCGCCGCTCCCACGATCAGATCGTTGGCGACCGAAGTGGTCACCGTCGCGACGATGGCGGAGTCGTCGTTGTCGTCGGCGCTGATCGAGGCGTCTACCGTGCTGACGTTGGTGACCCCGGAGGCCTCCAGGATCTGCAGCGCCATCGAATCGCAGGTCTCGGTGGCCGTCGCCGTGATCTGCCGGACCGCCGCAGCGTTCGCGCAGTACCAGACCGACAGCCGCACCGCGCTCTCCGGTGTGCCGGGGAACCCGGCCACGAAGTCGGTGCCGTCCGGGACCTCGATCCAGGCGTTGTGCGCGTCGTCGATGACCGAGGAGATCTTGCACGCGGTGCCGTCGTCCGAGCCGGCCGAGTTGGCCGCCACGTACGCGACGAGCGCGTTGCTCGCCGTGCTCCAGTACGGCGTCATGACGCTGGGCAAGCCGGTGGAGGTGGCCTGGCCGGTCGGCGAGGACAGCGCGAACGCCACCGCCACGTAGGGGACGTTGCCGGCGGTCGAGTTGACCGTTCCGGTAGGGCCCGCTGGTCCAGTCTGCTGGGACTGCACCGACAGGCTGTTGGCGGCGTTCGCCACGGTGTCCTGGTGCTCGGTGTAGTCGACCGCCGTGGAGTGCGCAGCTCCGCCGCTCTCCGATGCCCAGGCCCGGATCAGCCGGTTGGTCGCCACGGCCATGGTGATCGTCGGCGAGACCTGGGTGGCGCTCGTCCCGGTGTTGAACGTGGGCTCGACGTCCCACAGGAACTCGCCCCCGCGGGTGTCCCAGTTCGGGATCACCAGGACGACGACGTTGCCGTCCCCGTCGCCGCCGAAGGTCCAGCTGGCCGGCTCGTTACTGGCGGTCCGGTACCAGACCTTCATCCGGCCGAACGTCGCGTCGCCACCGGAGCCCCGCAGCTCCCACGCGAACCCGGTGGCGGACGGCGCGGTCATCGCCGCCGCAGTGCCGTCGCTCTGGGACTGGATCCCGATCAACAGCTCGCCGTTCACGCACCCCGGGTTGATCACTACCCGGTTAGCGGCGCCGATGCCGTCGTCGGCGGCCGAGAGCCGGACCTGAGGCGATGTGCGAGCGATGACCGCTGCGGGCACGTCAGGACCTCACCGAGGTGGCCAGCGTCGAGCCGGCGTTGCGGGATTCCTTGCGCAAGGCGGCCTCCTGGATCGCGGCCTGCAGCTCGCGCTCGCTGATCACCGAGCCCTGCACGGTGACGTAGATGTTCTGGACGGACCCGCCGCCGCCGGACATCGGGATCACCGGCGTGCCGGAGGCTCCCGGGGCGGCCGGCATCATCGGCATGGCCACCGAGTTGGCCAGCTGCTGCGCCGCGGCCGTGACGAGACCGGTCGATGAGGCGATCCCCTCGGCGAACATCTCGCCCAGCTTCCGGCCGCGCGCGTCCGGTGAGCCGTCGCCGGACAGCGGACCCTCCTCGGCCGGCGAGCGCGGCAGGAACATCGCGATCGCGGCGACCAGGCCAGCGACGATGCCCATCAGTGGGCTGATCATGAAGCCCAGCCCGGCGATGATGCCGACCACGAGGGCCCGCCCCGCGTTGAACCCGGCATCGCCGAACAGGCCGGTCAGCCCGAGGACGCCGTCGGTGATCGCGGAGACCGCGTTCAGCACCGCGCCGACCGCCGTCACCACGAACGTCGTGATCTCGCCGAAGATCTGGCCGACCATCCGGGCGGCCGGGATGATCGCCTCCAGGCCCATGATCAGCGCCTCGGACCAGGTCACGTCGCCGAGCACACCGATCAGGGGCGCGATGCCCTCGATGAAGCCGCCGATGAAGGCCGAAGCCACCCGGGCCACCGAGACCAGCACCATGCCCAGCTGCGGGATGAATACCGACAGCGACTCCCACAGCGGCATCAGGTGCTGGTTGGTCTCGATCACGACCTGCAGCAGGCCTTCGAGCACCGGGCCCAGCCCGGTGAACATCGCCTGGACGAACGGGCCGAGGTGGACCAGCTCGTCGATCATGCCGCGGAGCTGCGGACCGATCCCGTCGAGCAGCGCGACGAGCCCCAGACCAAGATTCTCGAGCGTGCCCCCGAAGTCCGCGAGGCTCGGGGTGATCTCTGCGATCACGTCCGCCCAAGCGATCTTGAGGGCATCCGAGACGACGGCCAGCGCGGTGAAGAAGGGCCCGGACAGCTGGGCCGCCGCCTCGATCACCGAGCCGAGCATCGAGAGCAGGTTGCCGATGAACTCGCCGAAGGGCGGGAGGCCGTCCTTCAAGATCGTCGGACCGAACTCGATCACGGCCTGGTACATCTCGTCCCAGCCGGCCCGCATGTTGTCCGTGAAGGCGTCCCAGGCCGGAGCGATCTCGTTCAGGAAGTCCAGGGCGTTGTTGACCATGGACGGCATGCGCAGGATCAGGTCGGCGAACCAGTCCATGAAGGACACCGCGAGGTCCTCGAACACCGGCGCGAGCCGGTCGAAGACCTGTGTGATCGCCGGCTGCACGGAGTCGAACACCGTGCGCGTCCGCTCGGCCAGCCGCTCGAGCACCGGGACGTAGGACCGGGCGGCGTCGAGCATCCCCTTGCGCAGGTGCTCGCCGGTTTGCCCCCAGGCCTCCTGCACGGACTCCGCCTGGAAGGCGCTGACGACACCCAAGGTCATCAGCACACCGATCGAGGCCATGAAGGCGGTGGCGATGATGCCGGCGGTGAACAGCGAGACGGTGGCGAAGGTCGCCATGGCAACGGCGGCCGTCGAGAAGTGGTTGGCCACCCCGCCGATCTCGCGACCGAACAGCCGGGCCTCGCCGCGCGCATGCACCAGACCGGTGGTGAAGTCCGAGGTGTCCAGCGTCAGGCGGGTCCGCAGGTCAGGCATGTTGCTGGCACCGAGCGCCATCGGACCTCCTGTAGTTGATCGTCAAATGCGTGACCTGCGGGAACACGCCGAATCGGGGCAGGCCGGCGTTGGCCGTCAAGTACCGTGATCAGTGCTGGCCACGCTTGAACCGCGTGGCCAGAGCTGGTGGCATCCCGGCCTCACCCGCGAGGGGCAGGCAGAGAATGCGAATGGACGTCCGACAAGCGACACGCGAACGGGGCCCTGCGCGACCAGCGCTCAGCGGGTCCACTGCGGTGTGCGGCTGCGACTGGTCCGGATCGTCCGGGCCGCCTTGCCCTGCGCACTGCCGATCTTCACGATCCGGCCGGTGTTCGCCGAGCGGACGAACCCGCGGCGGAAGTCGCTCTTGCGCAGCCCGGCATGGGTGCGAACCGTGCGGATGTTCGTCGGCTTCCGCTGCGTGGTCATCCGGCGGCCACGCTGCACGCTGGGGACAAGCTTCTGCTTGGACCGGTTGAGCGTCCGCGTGGCCTTCCGACCCGGCTTCATGTTCGACCGGACCGGCCGACCGAACTGGCTGCGGCCGATCACGTTCCGAGACATCGTGTTCGGGATGCCTCCGGTCCGCTTCGCCGCCGGCTTCTTCGGCGGGGGACGACGCGGCGTCGGCTTCCGGATCGGGGTGTTGCGGGTCGGCGGCCGAGCGGGGCTGCGGCGCGCGGTGTTGACCACCCCGGTCCGTGTCGCCGTGCGCATCGGCGCTCGGCCTGCCACCCTGGAGGTCCGGCCGCCCGCCGCTGGCCGCCGGGCAGCCGGCCGACCCCCAGCCGGTGTGCGGCGGGTGACCGGCTTGGCCCCGGGCTTCCGGACCTTCGAAGTGGCCTTCGGCAGGTTCCGGCTGCGCGTGATCGGCTTCGAGCCCGGCTTCTTCCCGGCGGTCCGGGCGCGACCGCCCGTGGCGCGGGTGGCGGGACGGCGGGAGGTGGCCTGGGCCGGTCGGCGCACGCCGCCACCGCGGGAGGCCTTCGGCGCGCCCTGGCCACGCGGGCGCATCCTCGAGCCGGCGCGGGCCCCCTTCGGCATCTTGCGACCGCCGCCTCCGGGAGCGGCGGTGCGACGGCCCCCGGTCGGGCGGGGTGGCGGGGCCCCGCCCGACCTCTGGGGCGCACGCCGAGCTCCACCGCGGGCGGGACCGGTCCGGGTGGGGCGAGCGTTGCGCGACAGGGTGCGGGGCCGGGCCCCGACCTTCACTGGCGTCTTGCGACCGCCGCTGGCCCCGGTTCGCCCGGTCTTCCGGACTCCGGAGCGGCCGGCGCCCGGACGGCCCTGGGGAGCGCGACGCTGGCCCGGTCGGGCGGCTGGCCTACGACCTGCTCCCTGCGCGGGGCGACGTGTCCCAGTCGGACCGCGCCGCGCTCCGCGATCAAGCGTACGAGGGCCTGCACCACGCCGCGGCGTCTGCTTGCCCGTCCGACGGACCGGAGCGCGAGAGGGCGTCCTACGGCCGCCTGAGCGGACCGCTGCGGGCTTACGGGCGGGAGTCCGGGGTGTCCGTACCCCCATGACGCGCCCGGGAGGCTGCCCACCGCCGCCTCCGCCACTGCGGTCGCTGCGCTGGGCGCGACGGGCACGCGGGGGTGTAGTCCGACGTGGACGGGGGGCGGTGCTCCGGCCGCGTCCTCGAGCTCGACCCGGACCGGAGGTGCGCGTGGTCCGGCGAGTCGTGGTCCGACCTCGGGTGCCCGGGGCGGTGGTCCGACGCGGGCGCGCCGTGGGGCGGGACGAGGTGGACCGTCGCGCGCCGCCGGTCTGGCGCGCTGTGGGTCGACGGGTGCCGGACGGGCGAGCGGTGGGTGTCCGGCGAGCACCGGAGGGCCGAGTGGCACGGCGGGTGGCCGGTCGCGAGGTCCCCCGACGGGTGGTCGGACGTGCGGTTCCTCGCCGCGCGGTGCCCGGGCGTGTCCCCCGCTGTGTCCCGGGTCGTGTCCCGGTTGGGCGTCGGGTACCGCCGCGTGCCGGCCGGCGAGCTCCGGGCCGCGTGGAAGTGCCCCGACGGGCCCCCGGCCGAGCCGCGGTGCCCCGGCGGGTGGTCGGCCCGGAGGTACGTCCCGGACGAGCGCCTGGTCGCGTGGTGGGCCGTCGCGCGCCCGATCCCCGACGAGGAGCCGTGGTGGGCCGGCGCCGAGCACCGCCGGCACGCCCGGGACGGCGCGCGCCGCCGGTGGTCGTGGTGGGTCGACGGGATCCGGTTCCCCGGCGGGTCGTGGGACGCCGCGACGGGCGGCCAGCGGGCCGACGAGCGCCCGGACGGCGGGTGGTGGGGGTTCCGGGACGCCTGGGGCGCCCGGCGCCCGTCCTGCGCGGTGTGGGACGCATCGGGCGAGCACCGGTGCGACGTCCCGGACGGGCAGTAGTGGGCCGGCGGGCGCCGCGACGAACCCGGGTGGGCTGGGTCGGGCGAGCGCCGGTCCGACGGCCCGGGGCCCCGCGCCGTGGGGTGGGTCGAGCACCTCGGCGGGTGCGGGTCGGCTGACCGGTGCCCCGGCGGGCCGGCGGCCTGGTCGTGGGGCGACGGCGCTGCGCAGTGCGAGGCGGACGAGGCCGCGGGGTGGTCCGAACACCACGACGGGATCGGGTCTGCGGCCGGGTGCCCTGCGCGGTGCGAGGCCGGGGCGTCGGACGTACGGCACGCCGCCGCGTCGGGCGGGCCGGCGGCCGACGAGTGCCGACGCGCTGACGGTCGCGCTGTGGACGGGCAGTCCGTCGACGAGTCGGCTGCCCGGTGCGGCGCTGGGTGCGTGTGCGCGTCTGGGTGCGCGTACGTGCCTGGGTGCGCTGGCGGGTCGGACCGGTGGTCGCCCGCTTCGTCGGAGATCCGGTCTTCTTCCCGGTGCGGACCGGAGCCCGAGTGCCCGTGATGGTCTTGGTTGGGCGGCGAGCCGGCGTGCGCACTCGCGATGGACGCGCTGCGCGAGCGGGCGCCGCCTGGTCTATCCCCCGAGCTCGTGGTCGAGCGGCTCGGGTGATTGCGTTGGGATTGACCACCCGAGCCGCCCGGGGCGCTCCGGACGAGATGCGAGGTCGTCCGAAGAGGCCGCCGCTGGACACCGTGGTCGGGGCCATCCCCCGGGGTGCAGCTCGCCGGATGGGCGCGATCATGGCCGCCGGACCTGCACCCCGGAACAGCCTGCCGCGCAGGATGGAACCTAGCCCGACAGCGGCCAGGATGCGCAGGAACAACCCGTTCAGCGCGCTGGGCGCGACCGACCGGATCCGGATCGGTGGCGTGGGCGCGGTGCCAGCGCCCTGTCGGCCGTGCGGACCGCGCAACGCGTCGGCGATCGGGTCCCGCAGCTTCCGGTACGCCTTCGGCCGAACCAGGACCGCGGACGTGGTCATGAAGCGGGCGCCGCGCTGGTGGAACCGGCGGCCGAGGCGGTCCGGGCCGCGGAAGCCGTACTCGATGCGCTTCCCGTACACGATGTCGGTGCCGATGACGGCCGTGTACTCGGAGTCCGGGCTGTTGAAGCCCATCACCCCCTGGATGGGGATGGCCTGCCGCACGGACACCCCGGAGCCACCGGTGCCGCCGAACGACATCGAGTAGGGGCCCTCGATCTGCGCGACGATCGATGCCGCGAGCGCACCGGAGCGCTTCGGCGCCTTCTTCTGGATCTCCTGCTGGATGGCCCGCGCCGCGGCCTCGATGCCGATGTAGGACGCGCCGTCGACCTTGAACTCGACCTCGTGGGTCGCGTCGACGAACTCATCCACATCGACGTCGACGAAGCGGGCCATCCGTACCGCCTCCTCAGAATCGTCGTCGCATGCGGGCTGACGCCTGCTGCTGTTTCGCCTCGCGCTCCTGCTTCTTGCGCTGCTGTTCTTCGAGCTCCCTCTCGACGCCCTGGATGGCCAGCAGCCAGTCCAGGATCTCCACGTCGAGTCGGTCGACGACGTCCGGTGACCAGCCGTAGACCTTGCCGATCACGTGGTACTGGTACGGGATGTCCGGGTACGTACGCCCCGGGATCCGTCGACCGATCTCGAGCGCGGCCTTCAGCCGTCGGAGGGCTTGGTAGGGGAGTTGGGGTCCGGAGTCGGCTTGAAGTTGATCGTCATCCGGTCCATCCACCACTTCGCCGCGCCGAGCAACAGGTCCTCGACGTCGGTGTCGAGCGCATCCAGCGACTCCAGGTGCTCGTACCCGGTGACCTGCCCGTCCTTCCACACCACCCGCGGATGTGGCGCGTCCATCCACCACCCCGTGATCAGGTGGGCGAGCATGTGCCGCATCAGCTCAAGGCTGCCGCCGGCCGATTTCTGGTCGACGGCATCGGCGACCTCGAAGAGCTTCCGTCGTTCGCCGGCCTTGAACCGGTCGCGCGCACCGCGCAGGTTAACCCAGCGCTCGACGTCGTCTTCGTCCTCGGCGGGCAGGCAGATGCGTTGGGGAGCGGACGTGGTCATTTCGTTGACTCCTTGGTTGATCTTCTAGGTGGAGCTTCTTACGCCTGGAGCATGTAGACGTCTTCGGGGATGGAGTTCGTCAGCAGGACCCCTGCGGGGGAGAAGCCCCCGGAAGCTCCGGTGGCGTCGAAGATGTTGGCGATCGCGTCGAACTGCGCGCTCACCTGGGTGAAGTCCTCGCCGCGCTCGACCTTCGCCGAGTTGTACACGACCTTGGACATCGTCACGGCCAGCGAGGCAGTGCCCTGGGCGAAGGAGAAAGCCATGGGCACCTGACCGTCCGGCGAGCCGCCGTCGTTGACCGCCAGGTACTTCAGGAACTCCGTCTCGTCATTGGCCACGAACATCACCCGGCCGGACACCGTGATCGGTCCCTGCCAGATCTGCAGCGGGTTCTGGGTGCCGTCCACGGTCTGCACCACGGAGACGTTCCGCGAGAAGTTGATCTCAGCTTCCTCGACCAGCACGTTGCCGGCGCCGCCGATGGTGACCGTGCCGACCCAGCCAGGTACCGGGTCCAGCGTGCCGAACGACGGGACGAGGTCGGTGTCGGTGACGCTGGCGTGGGTGGTGAAGCTCGCCGAGTAGGTGAGCAGCTCCTGCGCGGACACCCGCAGCGACAACGACGAGCAGGTGGCCGCGGCGTACTTGCGGACCTGCAAGCCCTGGTAGTCGAAGATCGTGTAGCTGGGGCACTGGCCCTTGGTGACCGCGTGGTCGTTGTTCAGCGTGAACTCGTGCGCGAACGGCCCGGGCCCGGTGGTCTCGGACTCGCCGAAGATCGCGGCCAGGAAGAACCCGAAGGTGTCCAGGTGGACATTGCCCTCGATGTCGTAGGACGCGCTCTTCGTGCCCGCGACGGCTCCGTACATGGTGGCCATCGAGCCCCGCATGCCCTGGTCGGGCAGCACCTCGGTGGCGTCGTCGCCGTCCGCCCGGGTGACCGGGATGCCATGGGAGGGCGCCGCGATCGGGGTGCCCTTGGTGACTTCCAGGGCGATGCCGGTCCAACCGAAGCCCGTGCTGCCGGGACTGGTCACAGTTCCTCCTCATCCCGTGCGAACGGGGTCGGCTTGTTCTCCGGCTCGAGCTCGAACCAGTAGGGGTCGGGGTTGTCGTCGGCCTCGATCACGTCTCCGGGGCCGACGATGGCGGGCCGCATGTGCGGGAAGATCCGCTCGTCGCTGCCCTTGAAGCGGTACCGGCTCATGTCGTCCTCACGAAGTGATCCACTGGGTGATCTCGAACCGCATCCGGGCGCGGAGCTCGGTCGGCTCGCCGCCGACGTTGGTGTCCGGTCGCTCGAACTCGGTCTGGATGCCGTAGCCGCCCTCGCCGGCCTGCCAGATGACCGACTCGTCCGCGGACAGCCGGCGATCGGCCCGCAGCCGCTCCTTGAGCTCGTCGAGGATCCGGTCGAAGTTGTCCATGCCGTGCGCGGTGTCCGGGTCGGTGGACCGGTGGAAGATGTCCAAGCAGACGAGGTAATCGATGCGCTTCTTGCCGCTGTGCTCGCCGCCGAGCGCGATCCGCAGCTCCCCGTCGGCCTCGAAGTCGATCGAGATCTGGCAGCGGTGGTTGCCGGACCCGTGGGTGGTGAAGTCCCAGCGCAGCGGATAGGTCGGGTAGATCCGGTCCACCCCAACGATCTCGGCGTTCGTCAGCCAGTCGACCAGTGCGGCGCGAGCGTCAGCTCGAGCTCCCACGTCAGGCCACCACGGTGACGCGCAGCGGCTGGAGCAGCGCCTCGGCCTCGGGGTCGAACACCGGGGCCCGCAGCCGGGTGAAGCGAGCACCGCGGCCGAACTGCTGGCCGGTCAGGTCCCGGGTGAACCGGGTGCCGGTGCCGTACTGGCCGGCGATGCTGGTCAGGTCCTTCGACTTGAAGTGATCAACGGCCAGGATCTGGCAGGCCGAGACGACGTCGCCGGGCACCGCCGGCCAGCCCCAGCTGGCGGTGATCTGCACCCGAGCACGGCGCGACACCCGGCGGTATCGCGAGGCGTTGCCAGTAGTGAACCGCTGGTTCGGAATCGGGAACTCTGCGGCGCCGAGGGCGACGATCATCTCGTAGGGGTGGGTGCCGTTCAGCCGGTCGAATGGCTCGAGCTGGTAGTCGGTGGCCGCCCAGGTGGTCTCGAAGACGCCGTCGTCGTCCATGTCGGTCTGCACGATCAGGCCGACCGAGGTGGCGATGTCACCGGTCCACACCTCGTCGCACTGGTATGGCCGGAAGAGCTTCGCGGTCGGGGTCTCGACCTTGTAGAAGTGCCGGCCGCAGTACTCGTCGATCTGGCGCGACGCTGCGGTGATGGCGCGGTCGTACTCGTCGTCGTGCGCGGTCATCTGGTCCCGGAGAACGTCCTGCAGCTGCTGGCGCTCCATGTAGCAGTTGACCAAGTCGGCCACCGGTCCTCCTCAGGGCGTTGGGCCTGACGAACCAGGCCAGGGGAGTCAGTCCTGGCCTGGTCCGTCAGGGGCTTCAGCGGGTTTCCGGCTTGGCCGCGGCGGCCTTGCGACGACCGCGCGCCGGCTTCTCCGGGGTCTCGGCGGCCTCCGGCTCCGCAGCGGACTCCGGATAGATCAGCTCGGCTCGCCCGGAGTTGATGTGGGCCTGCGCGACCGAGTCCTCGAACTCGGCCACCATCCCGGCGCTGGGACCGTGCGTGATCCGGACCTGCATGATCACAGACCACCCGGGATGGCCAGGACCAGTGCCGTACAGGTGTAGGCCTCGGTCCCGGAGTTGGTCGCCCGCAGCCGCAGCCAGGGGCGGTCCGTCAGGTAGTTGACGCCGATGATCGCCGTCGTGTCACCGGCCACCGGCGCGGGGAGTGCGTCGGTAGCCGTGGCAGGGGCTGTCGCGCCGATCGCTCCGGCGTTGTCCGGAGCGTCCTGGACCGAGAAAGTGATGTTGCTCGTCGCGGCGGCAGCCGTGGCCCGGAAGACGACCACGATCCGGTCGCCCGACCTGAGGGCCAGGTTGTTCAGCTTCAGGTCGGTAGGTGACCCGAAGTTGAAGTTGGACGTGGTGGCGGTGCTGATCGCCAGCTTGGCCGTGGCCAGAACCCTGATCTCGGCACCGATGCGCTCGCGTGCGCCCATCGATATTCCTCTCTGGGAGTGGGGGACCCGATCCGGAGCTGGATGACAGCCAGCTCCGGATCAGGGGGTGCCGTAGATCAGGTGAGCACCAGGGCCTTGACGGCTGCGGCGTCGTCCGGCACGGCGTCGAGACGCATGAAGCCGAAGAAGCCGACCTGCAGCATCTCCGCGTAGCGCTCGGCCAGGCGGACCATCTGCACGTCGAGCGCCTGGCGGACCAGGTAGCCCGCGCGGAAGTCGCCGAACAGGATCGGCCGGTTCGTCGCGATGTACGGAGTCGACGGCATGGCCTGGTCGATCTGGTACGGCTGGCCGTTGACCGTTGCGGGCATGCCCGCGACCGGAACCGGCAGCCACAGCGGGCGGTTCTGGGAGTCCTTGACCTTCCGCAGCACCGCCAGCGTCCTGTCGCTGAACAGGTACCGGACGTTGCCCATCTGGCGATACGCCGGGTCGACCGAGTGCTCGAGGTCGATGATGGCGTTGTAGATGAGCGCGTGGTCAGCGGCGGTGTTGCCGTTCCACGCCGCGGCGGTGAGGACCGCGGACGACGGGGTGGCAGTCGGCAGGATGCCGAACGGCTCGGTGGTACCGGTGCCGTTCACCAGGTCGTCGGCGACGGCCCGGCCGATGCGCTCACCGAGCTTGCGCGGCAGCCAGTTGTCCAGGTTGAACGCCGAGTCCTGCAGCAGCTGCAGCGACACCCGGACCAGCTTCGAGGTGTACATGAACGCCCCGACGGTCTTGGTCCCGAACGTCGCACCCAGCTCGACGATCGCGGTGTTCTCGTTCAGGATCGCGCCGACGTTGCCGGTGTCGTCGTTGGTCGGCCACTGCAGCGGGTTGCCCGTGCTGGTGGTGACCACGTTGGCGTGGTTGATCAGGCCGCCGTAGGCCTTCAGCGTCTCCGTCATCACCGCCCGGTAGCCCGGGGGCACCAGGAACCCACCGTCGGCCGGGATGCCGACACCCTGCGGCGAGGCCCGGTGCTCGGCCATGACCGTGCGCTGCTCGGTGGTCAGAGCACCCATACCACCGCGGAGGAAGGCACCGAAGGTCTCCTCGTGGCGTGCAGCGCGCTCCTCGTCGGTGGCCTCGGGGGCCTCCGGCTCACCGGTGCCCTGGCCCTGAATGACCTGGCGGTAGTCGATCTTGTCGAGCTTCGCGTTCTTCTCGAGGCGCTCGATGTCGGCGGAGACCACGTCGATGTCGGCGTTGGCCGCATCCCAGTTGGTCCGCTCCTCGGCGGTCCAGTCGCGGTTCTCCTCCTCGGCCGCGGCCAGGATGTCCTGCATCCGGTTGTGCAGGCGGTTCTGCTTGTCGATGAGCCGCTTCAGCTGCTCGGACATGAGTCCACGTGTCCTTTCTGCGGGCACGCCGGACACCCCCAGCTGCTCGCCCTGTAGGCGAGCGGGAGGGGGTGTGGGTGGTTCGGGTGGGTTAGGCGGCGGGACGGCGGAGCTGAGCCCTCAGGGCCCGCAGCCGTGCCTTCGCCAGGTCGTGCTCCGACGGGCGGTTCCGAGTGGACTCAGCCGGCTCGGGGGTGTCGTCGGTTCCTTCCTCGGTACGAGTGGTCTCAGCCGGCTCGTCCGAGTGGGTCTCTGTGGGGTCGGCCGGCGAGTCGCCGGCCTCGGTGGTCACCGCGGTGGTCGTGCCGATCGTGATGCGCTCCTGGCCGTCCACCTCGGACACCTCCAGGTCGGCGCGCTCGGCGGGTAGCTGCTCCAGGAGCTTCCGCAGCTCCGGCTTGTGCTCGGCGCGGCTCAGGATCGCGGCGCGGTCGCCGCGGGCCAGCAGGGCGGCCTCGACGTGGCGCAGGCCAGCGTCGGTCGTCGGGTAGGCGGGGAACGTGACGGCGCTGACCTCGATCAACCTGACCTCCAGGATGCGGCGGATCTCGACCTCGGCGCTGTTGCCGTCGGAGGTCTCGACGGTCTCCGTGCTCCAGTCGTCCTTCGTGACGTAGAAGCCGAAGGACATCCCGGTGATGTTCTTGATCCGGATGTTGACCTTGAGGTCTCGCACGTAGGACAGCTCGTCGTCGAGCGCGGAGTCGACCTGCAGGCCGACCGCGTCCTGAGCGAGCAGCAGCGTGCCGGCGGACACCCGGGAGACCACGTAGTAGCTGTCGTGGTCGATCAAAAACCGGGCGTCGCCCTCACTGATCGTCTTGGTGAAGGCGCCCGCCGCGACTTCCTCGTAGAAACCCCAGCGCAGCGGGTTGCCGATCGCGGTGCGGGTGTCGAACACCGCGGCGTGCCCGTAGAAGCGCGGCTTCTTCTTGGCGGCGTCCTCGGCGTCGAAGCGCAGCTCTGCGTGCGCGTCGGCCAGCGACAGGCTCCGCAGCTCGGGGATGAGGGCGTTGCCCATCTGCTGGTCCTTTCGTTCGTAGATCAGGGGAGCGGGGGGAAGACCCGGGTGGCGGTCTCGGTGTGCATATCCGCGGTGACGAGCGTGTAGCCGGTCTCCGCCTGGATGGCGGTCGCCAGGATGGTGCCGACCTGCAGGGTGAGGTCGTCGGTGGAGTCGCCCATCCGGCGGGAGCTCAGGTGGACGACCGCCTCCCGAGTCACCCCGTTGTCGAGGAACTCGAAGCGCATCGTGGCCACGGTCTGACCAGTTACCGAGGGCATTCCGGGACCTCCATGGTGATCATGAGAAGAAGGCGAAGAAGGCATCGCCCCGGGCGACGGCGCGCCGCCGGTACTCCGGCGTGACCCCGAAGAACGCGTCGTTCAGAACGGCGGTCAGCCCCGCGTCCTCATCGGAATGGTCGTGCTGCCGGACCACCATCGCGGCGGCCACAGCGCCGTTCGGATAGGAGAGCGGGACGATCCGTCGCTCGTTGGCCACCGGTCAGCCCCAGGCCACGGCCATCGAGAAGCCCACGTTCACCGCGGCCGTAGCCGTCTGGGCCCACAGCGCGAACGGGACCGTGTTGTCGTACAGCCGAGGGAACCCGCCGGTGACCGCGTTGATCTCCACCGCGCCGCCGACGGTCGGTACCGCGATGGAAGCCAGCACGCGGTAGGCGACCAGGTGCACCGTCCCGGTCACGTAGGACGTGCCGAGGCTGAGCGACTGGACCGATCGGACCCCGGTGTCGCCGGCCGCCAGGTTGAACGGAACGAACGTGCCGGCGTTCGCGCCCGCAGGCCAGGCGGTCATCGTCCCGGTCCGGCCGGCGGTCCCGGCCTGGTTCGTGTAGCTGATGGTGGTGTTCGTGACGTTCGCGCCGTTGGTGGTGGCGACGGAGCACTCGAGCCCGATCAGCACCCCGTCCCCGTCGGTGGTGCCGCTCCGGTCCCGCGCCGGCAGACCCGGGAAGGTGGTCGACTGCGCGCCGGTGGTAGTGATCGTGTAGCCGCCGTTGTGCCACAGCCGGTCATAGATCTTCAGCAGCCCGGCGACGTTGGCGGTGACGACGACCCGCGACAGGTAGGCGTTCTGCCCCCCGGGCGGATTGGTGTAAGGGATCTGCCCAGCGAGGCTGGTCAGCGCCGCTCCGTTGAGCGTGGCGTTCTGAGTGGCGGCGCCCGGGATGCCGGTGTTCAGGAAGAACGAGTGCATGTTGAGGGCCCCGACGGCCTCCATCGTGTTCCCCGCCTTGACGCAATCCACCGGAGGCTGCGCCCCCGCGATCACCTGATCCAGCGTGGTGATGGCCAAGATCTACACCTCCTAGTAGATGATCCCGAGCGTGTCCTGAACCACGGTCGGCCCCGCATCGACAACCGACAGAGACATCGGCCGGTCGGAGGCCGCAGTCCACCTCGCCTGGACCGCTCCGACGGGGACGAACGAGACGACCGCAACGCGCAGGAAGCCGGTAAAGGTCGCCTCGTAGGGCACCTGGATCACCGTCGGCACCGGGATGCCGTTCGCGTTGTAGATCAGACCCCGACCGATCTGGGGGTCTGTGATCTCCGGTTCGGTGTCGTCCGTAGTGATCCGGAACTCGTTCTGGATCGTCGCTTCGACCGCGCCGCCGCCGCCGTTGTCATGCTCGATCTCCCCGCTGACCGTGACGAAGTACGTCCGCCCGTCGACCACCGGGGCACGGCAGGAAAGGATCCGCACCTTCGGGGTGTCGTCGAAGAACGCACTGTTCGTGGTGCGCGTCCGCCACCCGGCGATCTGCCCGGTCTGCGTCGTCTCCACGATCAACGACGCTAGGCACTCCCACTTGCTGGTCGCGGAGTTGTACTGGAACCCGAGGACATCGGTGGTGCCCGCGGTGTTGCTCAGTAGCGGGGTGTCGCCGGTGAATGTGTAGATCGCGTTCCAGCTCGGCTCCCGACCACCGGTCGCGTCCTGCGTCAGGCGCATCACCAGCTGCTGACCGTCCGTCGGCGTGCCGGTGGGAGCCGCGATCGTGTGGTTGCCGTCGAGCGTGCAGGTCATGACGTCGGTGGTCGCCCCGTTGGGGGTGATCGTTCCACCGGCGTCGGTCACTGCGACGACACGCTTCAAGATCCCCGACTGCGAGATGACGGAGAGGATCTGGGTGGTCATGAGCTACGAGACGACGCCGTCAGGCGAGATGTTCGGACCGACGTCGATGATCGAGATGTTCATCGGCCGGTCGGTGTCTGCGGTCCACTGGCATGTCGTGCTGCCGGTCGGGCGCCACGAGACCACCGCGGCTCGCAGGACCTGGCCCAGCGGCGGCGAGTACACCGCGCGGACGTGGACCCCGGTCGGGAGTCCACCGGGGTCCTGGGAGACCACCGTGCGGCCGACCTGCTTGCTCGACGTGGTGGGCTCGGTATCACTTTCCGTTACCCGGATCTCGTGCTGAGTAACCACGCCACTTGCGGCAGTCGTCATCTCCACTTCGCCGTCGACGACGATGGCGTACGAACGCCCGACGACAACGGGCGTTCGCGCGGACAGGATCTTCGTCGGAGTGCCCTGGAAAGTCGGGCTGTTCGTGTAGCGCTCCTGCCACCCAACGAGCGCTCCGGCCGACTTCCTGCGCAGCAACGTGACCGTTGCGGTGCGGATGTCGATGTCGCACGTGTTGTGGAACGCCGTCTCGGGCGTGACGAAGACCTTGGGGTCGCGAAGGCTGTCCACTTCCGCGGACAGGGTGACGGTCCCGCTCGCACTCGTTGACGCGACTCCGGTCGCCAGAACCCCATTGGCCTGCGACTGGAGTCGCAGACGAAGGCTTGGACCGTTCCCTCCGGGCCCCACCACCAGGTCCGAGTAGTCGGCCTCGATCTCCACCAGGTAGACGCCCTCACCGTCCAGGTTGAAGATCGTCTGATTGCCGTTGCCGTCATCCGACATCGACAGCCCGCTGCCGACGGTGGTCGGCACTCCCTCGAACGGGATGACCAGTCCTCCGGGAGGGTCGGTGACCGCGAAGGTGGCGGTGTCGGTGATGGTCAGGCTGTCAGCCACGTGTAGATCTCCTACTCGTTCACGATGCCGTCGCCGTCCCCGTCCTTGGGGCCGGTCTTCTTGGGTGCGGGCTTCTTCTTCGGCCCGTCGCTGCCGCCGCCCCCGACGACGCCGCCGGCCGGCTTGCTGCCGCCGTTGCCCTTCGGAGTGCTGCCGGTGATCGGGTCGGGCGGGATGTAGCCGAGCGGCACGAAGTTGGCCGGCTGCAGGAACAGGTCGCCCACCGGGTCCTCGTTGCCCTCCGAGTCCTGGATCGGCGGCAGGTCCTCGAGCGCCCTGATGTCGTTGCTGTTCAGCACGCCGAGCTCGCGCAGCGTCCGGTAGAACTCGGAGCGCGCCGTGGTGTCGCCGCGGAGCAGGCCCTCCAGCTTGTACTTGGCGTAGTGCCCGCTCGGGAGCAGCTCCTTGGTGATCCGGGCCTCGAGCGGAGCCATCCACTGCGGGTGCAGGTCGAAGACGACGAACCCGGTCGCCTGCGCCTCCAGCCCGGTGCCCCACGACGTCGACTTCTCCGTCTGGAACATCAGGTACGGGGGGATGCCGAAGTACCGCGCGAGCTCCGTGATCTGGAAGTCCCGGGACTCCAGCATCTGCGCGTCGTCGGCCGGCATCGTGAGGCTCTGGAACTCCGCGCCGCTGTCGAGCACGGCCACCGAGTGCGCTCGGTCGGCGCCGGTCATCTTGGACTGCCACCGGGACTGCAGCGTCTCCGCGGCCTCCTGGGTCAGCCGCTGCTCGGTCTGCAGGATGCCGGACAGCATGTTGCCGCTGCCGAACAGCTTCGCGGCGGCCTTCTCCGCGGCCAGGCCGGTGCCCACGGCCTGCGCGGCGGCCCGGATCGGCGACACACCGCAGATGCCGTCGTAGCCCAGGCCGGGCACATGGAAGACCTCGTGCGGCGTCAGGTCGTGCTTGACGCCGTCCTCGTCCGTGTAGCAGAAGACCTTGCCGGTGGGGTTCAGCTCAGTGATCTTTTCGGAGCGGACCTTGCCGCACTGCATCCGCCACGGCGCCAGCGGGTAGAGCCACCGGACGCGCCGGCCCTCGTCCCGGATCTTCTGGAAGTAGCTGTTGCCCCAGAGGCAGCGGTGGACCTGGGAGAGCTTCCACAGCTCGTAGGTGGTCATGTCCGGGTGCGGGTTCTGCAGGAGCAGGTTGGTCACCGGCTCCTTGGACTCGCGGTTGTAGACATGGATCGGCAACGCGCCGGCCAGCCCGCCGAGCAGCGACGTGCCGCGCCAGACGGCCGACATGGCCAGCGAGCCCACCTCGGTGACGTTCACGCCCGCATCGGTCGGCAGGCCGCCCAGGACCTCCAGCAGGCTGGTGCTCGTCAGCGGGTAGCTGGGGTTCTCGAGCGACCGCGCGCCGAAGAGGTCGAACAGGGACCTCACGAAGCCCGCCTAACCTGCGGCGCGACCCGCGGCCGGCGTGCCATCTTCCGAGCGGCCTCTGCGGCCATCGAGCGTTCCATCGCCCACACCCCGGCGGTGCCGCCGACGATCAGCGCAGCCGGCGGATAGATCCACCAGAGCCCAACCAGCACGGCCGCTGCGAACAGGACCTCGACGAGGATGAAGAACCACTGCAGCACTTCGGGCCTCCTCTCGTCGTCTCGGGTCACTGCTTGTCGTTCGCCACGCACACCGCGACGGCCGCTGCGATCCAGGCGAGCTGGATCTCGTCGTTCAGGTCTCGCCAGGCGGGTAGCTCGAGCCCGGAGACCAGCGAGTGACCGCCGGCCGCCTTGCTGTAGGCCTCGTAGGCCGCCTGTCCAAGATTCACATCCGCCATGCTGACTCCTTGATCACCACAGGTTCGGCGCGCCCATCAGGAGCGCGCCGTGCTCGATGGCCCACCCACGGGCCTCCAGGGCGAGCAGCCCCGCCTGGAAGGCGCTGATGGGCGCCCTGCCCTTACGGACCACACGGCGGTAGTTCTCCGGCTGACCGGGCAGCCGCTCCTCCGCCGAGCTCCGCTTCCGGCCGTTGGCCAGCGCCGCGGCGAGCGCATGCGCGGTAAGCGTCTCGTCGCCGTCGTGGGTGAACTCGTCTTCGCCGTAGTGCGCGGTCTCGAAGCGCTCGACGATCTGGTCCATCCGCATCTCGCTGTTGAGCCAGATCTCGAGGACGCGCTTCGGGTACTCCCCGGCCCAGACGTTGACCTCGGTCTGCCAGGTGTGCGGGGAGCACATCATCGTGGCGACGTCGTAGGTCTCGAAGGCCAGCTTCACCGTGGCGTGCACCTCGGGCCGCGGGATCTGCCAGTCCGCGTCGCCGAGGTGCGCGGGCCGCTCCCACGTCCGGATGTGGAAGAGCCGACCGTCCCGCAGCCGGCACGCGACCAGCGACGTCGCCTCCCGGGTCTGGCTGCCGAGGAAGCCCAGGCCGATCTGCTCGAACTTGTCGAGCGTCTCGCCCGGCCGGGCCTGGTTCGCCCAGAGCAGCGGGTCCACCGCGGCCTTGCTGCCGACCGTGATCTCGTTCAGGAAGAAGCGCCGCGCCTCGTTCTCGCCGGTCGAGGCGTCCTTGGCCTCTTCCAGGATCCGGTCGATGTTGACCCAGCCGCCCGCTTCGGCCGCCGAGTCGCCGTAGACGTAGACGAGCTCGGCGCGCAGCGCGGCCTCGTCGTCCATGTCGATGTGCGCCCGCGGCGGGCGGTAGTCGATGTAGACGCCGGGGGCCTTCGCCTCGAACGTCCGCTGCGCCGTGGACTGCTCCGCGGGGTCCCAAGCGTTCGTCAGCTCCATCCACCGGCCGTCCATGCCGGCCAGGCCGCGCTTCATGGTCTTGGCCAGGGACACGCCGCCGCTGGCGTCGGTGTACAGCCCGGACTCCGTGAAGGTGGCGTAGGTGATCCGGGCGCCGAGGCGGGAGCGGGCCTGCGCGGTCACGGGCTCGATCCGGCCGCCGCCGGGCAGGTTGACGCGGGACAGCCCCACGTCGAGCCCGGGGAGATCGGCGAGGGGCCCCTCGGTGAGCATCGCGAAGATCGGGTCGTAGGTGTTCGCGACCTGGTCCTCTGCGTTCGCCGCACACTGGATCCACGGCGTCGGCATCGGCATCCCGACCGGCTCCCCGTCGGCGTCCCAGCCGGCGAAGCGCACCGGGCCGAGCGCCTGCGCGCAGCACTGCGCCGCGCCGAGCGGGTCCTTCCCCGACTTCTGCGCGCGGACCAGGAGCGAGCCGTAGTAGCTGAAGGCCTGGCTGCCCATGTCCGGGCGGGCCGTCGGTCGGAGCCGATACGTCCAGATCAGGTGCTTCCACTGTTCGTCGGTCAACTTCCACGACAGACCACGTGCCGCGCGATCCGGGACGATCAGGTTGGCTTCCATCCAGTCCCCGACGAGATAACCGAGGGTGGGGAACTCTCCCTTGTACTCGGGGCCCCGCCAGGGCACTTGATCAGTCCTCGGCGGAGGGGTCAGCCACCCGCAGCCGGGGCTTCTTCGCCACGGGGGCGTCCTCGCCGATCTCCGGCTCCGCGATCTCCCAGCGCAGGCGGAGCAGGGCGAGCGGGGACAGGCCGAGCCGGTCCTCGAGCTGGCGCACCTCGGAGTGGAGATGGGCGGTCGCCACGGTCAGCGCGCGCTTCCGCTCGCGGTCCTCGGCGTCGTCATCGTCGTCGTAGCCGCCCTCGACCATGATCGCGCAGCGAACGTAACGGGCGACGATCAGGTCGATATGCATTCGCACCCAGGCCTTCGCCATGGGTGTTTTCCAGAGCCTTTCCCAGCGCTCCAATTCCCGATCGGTGCAACCGTGGAGGGGCCAGTCGGGCACGGGGCCGTCGTAGCCCTCCATCGGAAGCTGGAGGGTATCCGGGGCCAGGTTGCGCCGGCGCCTCTTCGACGGGTCCGTGGGCGGCGGGCCACTGTTCAGGACGGCTCCCATTGGATCTTCCACCTCCTCGATGTGGGGTCTGACCTGGGGAAACGTGTTCAAGATCGTTTTGGTCTAGAACCCGTACACCGGGCGACGGAGCGATGAC